GCGTCTCCGTCGAACATGCGCAGGAACAGATTGATTTGTGGGGCCGCGACAACCCCTATGTGATGGTTTCCATCCTTGGCCGGTTTCCGCCGACATCGTTCAATGCCCTGATTGGCGAGGATGAAGTTCGCGAGTCCATGAAACGCTATTACCGCGCTCATGAAATCGGCCAGGCTCCGAAAATCCTTGGCGTCGATGTGGCGCGGTTCGGGGACGATGCTTCCTCGATCGCGCCGAGGCAGGGCATCCAGATGATGCCGCTGCACAAGTTCAGGAACTTGGATTCGACGCAGGGCGCAGGCCATACGGCGAGGATTTGGGATGAATGGGGCGCGGACGCCTGCTTCCTCGATGCGACCGGCGGCTATGGCTCCGGATGGGAGGACCAGCTCCGCCTGCTCGGCAAAACGCCTGTAGGCATCAATTTTTCACAGGAAGCCTCGAACAAGGCGCGATATTTCAACAAGCGCGCCGAAATGGCTTTTGAATTCGTCAATTGGATCAAGCGCGGCGGCGCTCTGCCTTTTTCCAAGGAATTGCTCGATGCGCTGACGATGACAACCTATTCGTTCCAGAAGGACAAGCTCCTGCTCGAACCGAAGGAAATCGTCAAAAAAAATATTGGCTGTTCTCCCGACGAATTCGATTCCTGCATCCTGACATTCGCGCACCCGGTCGCGGCAAAGAGCATTATTCGCCAAGCTCCGCGCCGTGAGGAAGATTACAATCCATTCCGCGAGAACGAGCGGTTCAGCCCCTACTCATAAGGATATGCACATGGACGACGACCAGAAATTGTCAGGAGTGGCGATCATCACGCATGGATCGCTTTATCTGGCTGGAGTGTATGCGGCAGGAATCGCCACCGGCCATCCGTGGGCTTGGAAACTCGCCTTGGCGTCGATGGGAGTGGCTTACATAGGTGAAAGCCTCCAATATGCGGTTCCATTCAAATATCGGCTTGCCTCTTTGATTTCATATGGCGCGTCTGTTATTTTAGGCGCGCTCGCCGGCATCGCACTCATTTGAGGAACCCACCATGGGTTTTATGCACCAATCGCCGCCGTTGCCTCCGCCTCCGCCTCCAAATCCCCCGACCATGGCAAACGCTGCGGTTCAGGATTCCGGAGCCGCAGCCCGCGCGGCGGCCGCTGCGGCGGCTGGCGGCGCTGGATATGATGGAACTGTCCTGACAGGAGCGCAGGGAGCGCCTGCCCCTTCTACGGGCGGCGGCAAGGCCACCTTGGGAGACAAATGATGAAACGGTATCTTGCCTTTCTATTCATTTCGATCCTGTCGATGTCGTCGGCATTTGCGCAGATATCCGGTCCTGGTGGCGGCGGCGGTGGCGGATCGCTCACCTCTGGCGTCTCTCCCATTTCAGGCTGCTCGCCGGGCCAGTTCCTCTATAACAACTCCGGCGTTCTTGGTTGTCAGTCCGGCTCTGGTGGCATTACAGGCCCGGGCACGACAGTCGTTGGCAATCTTGTCACATGGAATTCAACCTCCGGCGCGGCGGTTGCTGACAGCGGTATCCTTTACTCAAACGTGGCCCTGACCACGGCAGCAAATATTTTTAATCAAAGGCAATATGTTACGACTTCAACGCAGTTTTCGGGTTTTACCGGAAATAATGGAACCAACGGAACATTTTCTCTACAGGGAACTTCCGCCACAAATGATAATGGTACGCTTGCGTTGAATAATGCGGGTGTAACCGGGGTTTCGTTAAGAGCGTCTGGCTTTAGCTACATAAACAACGGCAGCTTCCTAGCGATTGGAGCGACAACCGGTAACTATACTCTCGACGTAACCGGGAGCATTCGCACTACAACGGGGCTGCTTATCAATGGCACGACCGTCATTGACACGATCAACTCCGGCAATTCCTCCGCCCAAGCCCGCACGATTACGTTTCCCAATACCGGAAACGTCTCGGATACGCTGGCTCTCCTTGCGGCGACGCAGACCTTTTCCGGCGCGGTGACGTATAGCGGTACTACGCAGTTTTCTGGCGCTGGCGTTGCCTCTCCCGCGATTAATACGACATCCCTCATGGGCGGGACAACCGCCCCGACAACTGGCACCAATGCGGGAACGCTTTGGATCGGCGGCAATTATGCTCCTCCGAGCTTATCAACTGCCGGGCAGGCTTTAATAAGCGTCACTACCGCAGGCGGATTGAACCTGCAAGGTAACCCATACGTTACATTTTACTCAGCCAACGGCACACAGCAGGCTAGCCAAGTTGGCGGGCAATTCCAAGCCAGAGCTTTTGGTAACCTTCTTACAAACCGTATATTTTATAGCGCTACTGCTCCAACATGGAACGCTGGTTTTGGCAATACAACAACTGTTGGAACGCAGAATGGTACGACGGCTTTTCAAGTCACCATCCCAGCAAGCCCGTCCGGCAGTACGGGAACGGTCAATCTTCCGTCAGCAACTACGGAATGGAATTGTTACGCCAACGATAAGACCAACGCGACAACTGTAGTTGTTGCACAGACAGGGTGGGCGACTAATACCGCAACATTCACAGCGTTTTCGAGGACAACGGGAGCGGCTGTGACGTGGACGACTGGCGACGTAATCGAAATGTCTTGTTCGGGGCTTTGAAGATGCTGAAACGACTCTTCTTTATCGCTATTTCAATGCTGCGGCGCAGGGGTAGTTGATGAATGACATGGCCTCAAACAGCTTTGCGACCTATGAGCAAATGGGGCCGAGTTTGCTCGCGCAGCAGCCCGTAACGCCGAAAGACAAAACGCCGAAGGACAGCGACGGATGGGACGTGATTTACACCCATCTGGAAGGATCTTTGGCGTCCGCTCGATCGTGGCGCTATTCATGGTGGGCGCATTGGGCGCGCCTGGCCGAGTTTTTCAAACCGAGGCGATATCACTGGCTTGTCACCGCGAACCGCATGAATCGCGGCTCCGCGATCAATGACAACATCATCGACGCGACCGGCGCGCTCGCTGTCAACACATGCTCCAGCGGCATGTGGGCCGGTTTGACGAACCCAACGCGCCAATGGTTCAAGGTCGAACCGCAGGACGAGAATTTTCAACTTGAACCGGACGGCAAGATTTGGGTCGACGGCATCGCGTCCGATGTGTTCACGATCCTGTCGAAATCGAATTTCTACACGATCATGGCGCAGGCGTTCGAGGACGTGACGGTTTTCGGGACGGCGCCAGTCATCTGCTACGAGGACTATGACGAAATTGTGCGGTTCTATCTGCCCTGCGCCGGGGAATATTATCTCAAGGTCGGCGCGCGCATGTCGACGGACACGCATATCCGTGAATTCACGCTGACGGTTCAGCAGATCGTGGAAATGTTCGGGCTTGAGAAATGCCCGCAGGACGTGAAATCGCTGTGGGCGGCTGGAGCCGGCTCACACGATCAAGAATTTGTCGTCGGCCATATGATCGAGCCAAATTTTGAACTGTCCGGATCTGATGGCCGAAAGACCGTCAAAGTCCTGCCAGGCTCTTTCGTCTATCGGGAAATTTATTGGCTCAAGGGCATGAAATGCGATGAGCCGCTTTCGCGCCGGGGATTCAACTCACGTCCATTTTTCACATTTATCTGGTCGCGTGTCTCGAACGATTCCTATGGCCGCTCGCCTTGCATGGACGCGCTTGGAGACAACAAGCAAGTGCAGAAGGAAACGCTGCGCAAGGCCGAGCTTATCGAAAAGTTTGTGCGGCCGCCCATGGGCGCCGATCCTTCCATGAAGAATGAGCCTTCGAGCATCCTGCCGGGCCAGACGACCTATGTGGACACGTCGGGCGGCAAGAAGGGCTATTTCCCCCTGTTCGAACCGAATCCTGTTGGATTGAACGCGATCATCGCCGATATCGACAAGGTGAACGCCCGCATCGAAAAAGCCCTCTATGTCGACGTGTTCATGGCGATCACACAGATGCAAGGCGTTCAGCCTCGCAACGAACTGGAATTGACCAAGCGCGATCTGGAGCGCCTCCAGAAACTTGGGCCGGTCATTGAACTGATAGAGAACGAGCTTGCAATCTGCATCCATCGCGTGATGGACATAGCGCAGCGCCGGCGGCTACTCGCACCCATGCCGAAAAGCCTGCATGGCGTTCCGCTCAAACTGACGTTCGAGGGCTTGATGCGGCAGGCCATGCGCAGCGCCGGTTCCGTCGCCATGAAAGACGTATTCCAGACCTTGGGAGAACTATCCAGCGCCGCCAAGGCGGCTGGCGTCCCTGACCCGATCCGCGTCATCAATCTCGACAAGGCCGCGCGCAAATATGGCGATCTGAACAACTTCCCGTCCGATTGCATGTTCACCGAGGACGAAGTGAAACAGCACGACAAGATCCGTGAACAGGAAATGGCGAAAGCACAAGCTCCGCAACAGGCGATGGCAGGCGTTCAAGCGGCAAAGACCTTATCGGAGACGCAGCTTCCCGGCGGGAACAATGGGCTTGGCGCTCTCATGGGAATTGGCGGCGGCGCGCAATAGTTCTTGCAATCCGCCCGCTCCATCATCTTCCAACAAGCGCCTTGAGCGCCGCCCAAATAATCCAGATGATGCCAATCAGGAGGATGAACGGCGAAGCTATGCCGACACAGAAGAAAAACAGGATTTCCTTGTTGCTCGCGCGCATGGTCATTTCCTCTTGCAGCCAAATTTCGGATATTCGTTCGCGGCGGCCACGCGCGCGCAATGGACGCCGAGCGCGGCGAGAGCGGCGGAGACATCGCGGATGATCTTCTTGACCTTGCGCTTGCTCGGTAGGCGTTCGCGGTGGCGGATGGTGACGCCGTTGCGTTTGGTCAGTTCGGTCATTCCACCCTCGTCGTTTGTTTCGCCATCCACTCGTCCAAGTCCTTGCGCAGATAAATGACGCGCTTCCAGCGGAACCGAGTGAACGGCGGACCCTTCCCGGCATTGTCGTTCGATGCCATGCCCGCGAGTGTCGCCGCCGATATCGGGCATCCTCTTGTCGTCAGGTAGTGAGCCGCCTCTTTGCGCGTCAAATGATCGTAGTCGCGTTTCAAAGCAGTTTGGAGAGGCGCATCGGTCATTATCTTATACCGCCAATCGAATATGATGCTTTCTTGTAGTTTATAATATCCATGATTATCGGCTAATCGCAACGGGCGTTGCCCTTTTTTCCCATGTCACGCAAGGCTTGTGCATGGGCGCACTTACCGAACAGGAAATCTTCGATTGCATGGCCGACTCGCTTGGAAAAGCGATTCACCATTGCGAGGATTTGGCCGTTCATCCGCTCAAAGGGCCGATCTATCACCAGTACCGCACCGAGTTGAAACTGGTCGAAGGATGCTGCCGCCAGGCTTCGGCGTGGCGCGAGGACACGCGCTGGCTTCCCATCGGCCTGATGATGTCGAAATGCCATAACATGGCTGGAGAATGGCTGCGCGGCGTTCAAGATCCGGTCACGAAAAGGCGGACACCGATTCCCGAAGGCCAGAAGCATCCCCTTTTCGTCAAGCTCGCCGAGAACCTTCGCGCCTTGCTTGTTCAGGTCGAAAAGCTACGCACAGGCGCGACCGGCAAAATGGGCATGATCCTGCCCGTTACAGCTCCGGCGCCGTTCCGCGATACGCGCCAGCATCGAGTCGCCGCCCTGCCGCCGGGCATGACGCAACGGCCTTCCGGCCTCATCGTGCCGGGGATGCAATGACCGATGAATACGAGCTTGAAGTCGAACAGAACGATGAAGGCCAGACGCCCGATGAGGTCGAACAGGTCAAGAAGCTCAATGCGCGCGAGCGCGACCGCCATGACGCGCAGCAATTCTGGAAAGCTGTTTTCGCTTCCGAAGTCGGCCGCCGCGAAATGTGGCGCGTCCTTGAAGCCTGCCATACCTTTTCGCCGGTTTTCGCCTGCGGGCCGACCGGCTTTCCGCAACCAGAAGCAACTTGGTTCCACGCCGGGGAACAGGCTGTTGGTCAACGCCTATACCAGTCGTGGGCGCTGCTCGATCGCGCGGGCATGTTTGCCATGCTGGACGAGCATGACCCGCGATTTGCCAAGCCCAAAGCCCCTGCAAAACGCAAAAGGGGCGAATAATGGCTGACATCAATCCACAAGAAATTTCCGAATCCGTGACCATTCCCCCGGTTACGGGAGGGCAGGAACCCGCGCCGTCGTCCGGCGTCGTCGTCGCTGCGGTTCCTGCCCTCGAAACTCCCGCTGCTCCCGCCGCGCCTGCGACTGAGGGCGCTTTGGAGCATGGCGAAACGCTGCTCCAGAAGTTCGAGCGCGAAGAAGCCGAAGCGAAAAATCTGGACGGCGTGACGCCTCCGGCGGGCGAAACTGCAAAGCCCGTCGAAGCCAAGCCGGAAGAAAAGAAGGCCGAGGGCGAGGCTGCGCCGACAGAAGCCGCCGCGCCCGCCGCCTTGCCTCCGGTCGCATATGAATATGCGGTTCCGGAAACCATCAAGATTGACGATGCCTTGAAGGGCGAGCTTCACACCGCTCTGGATGGATTTCGGGCCGATCCGGCAAAGGGATTTCAGCCTTTGCTCGATCTTCATGCCAAAGCCATGGCGGACGCCAGCCAGGCCATGGTGAAAGAACAATTCCGCCAATTTCATGCCACCAACGAAGCGTGGGTGAAAGAGGTCATGGGCGATCCTGAATTGGGCGGCTCCGGTTTCAGGACGGCCATGGGCGTGGTGGCGCGTATGCGCGACAAGTTTGTTCCCGAAACCATGAAACCGGCGTTCGAACAATTCCTTGCTGTCACCGGCGCCGGAAATCACCCGGCCTTCCTGCGCCTTATGGTCAATGTCGGCAAAGCGTTCGATGAGCCTTCGCTTCCGCCGCCCAACCCAAAACCGACGCCAAGCAACGGTTCGCAGCCAAAGCGGACACTTCGAGACACGTACAATCGGAGCGGTCAATGATCGCGGCGATGGTGATAGAGCGGCCGGGTCAAGTGGTCGGAAACGGCGAATTCGCCATGGATTTCTGCAAGGGCGCTGTGACGCGCGCTTGCGGCATCTTCAAGGGTTGGAAAAAACTTACGCCAGACGCGGCGACCATCCCTGGAAATACTCGCCTCCCATTTACCGCGCTGCATATTGAACCAAACGCCAATGATGCCAGTGCGGTTGTTCTTCTGCATCGTCTTATTGCACCCATTATCAACGGATGTCGCCGCACGCAGTTCGGAGAACCTGTTGTCGCCACGAAGACCATGGAGATGGTCAACGCCGCCAGGCCTCCACTCGCCCATCATGTAAAGCCACGCCAGAACATGCGCTCCGTAGTGCGCGCCTTTTTCAATCTGGATGAGGATGTACCCATCAGGGTGCGTCGTTCCAGCGACTTTCCCCGCGTTACGGGTATTCCAGTTTTTCGCGCGATCTGCGCGAACCCGCCAACGGAACACGCCGGTGTTCGGATCATAGTCAAGGATGGATCGGACAAATTCCGCAGTCAGGGCAGGCTTGGGTGCTTTCGGCATCTAGGGCATCTCCGCTCACTCGATGGTCAGCCTAGCATGGTTGCCACGATCCATCAACACTATGTATTAGGAGGCTAAATTGGCAACAGGGCAATGGCCGTCACTCCTCGATCTTTCGACCCGCCTCGATCCGGAAGGCAAGATTCCGGTCATCGCGGAAATGCTCTCGCAGTCGAATGACTACACGGACGATGTTCCGTGGGTTGAAGCGAATGAAGCGACGGGCCATGAATTCGTGTTTCGCACCTCGATCCCCGCCGGTTCGTGGCGCGGCTATAATCAGGGTGTCCCCTACAGCAAGTCGACCACCGCCAAGGCGCGCGTCGGCCTTGGGATGCTGGAAGATTACAGCCAGGTCGACCGCGCTCTCGCCGAACATTCCGGCGACAAGGAAAAGTTCCGCGAGTCCGAGGACGTGGCCTTTCTCGAAGGCATGTCGCAGACCATTGCCGAAACCTTCCTTTACGGCAACACCGTCACCAATCCGGCGGCGTTCATGGGCCTGACGCCCTTCTACAACACCGTCAATCTCAACAACGCGCAGAACGCGGCCAACGTCATCAATGCCGGCGGCACCGGATCGTCCAACACGTCGCTCTGGCTTATCGGCTGGTCGCCGGAAACCATCTTTGGCCTTTATCCGCGCGGCTCCAAGGCGGGCCTCGACATGGAGGACAAGGGCGATACGACCCCGGCTTTCGACGCGCTCGGCAATCGGTTCGAGGCTTATACGAGCTGGTTCCGTCAGCAGGCCGGGCTTTGCCCGAAGGACTGGCGTTACGGTTCGCGCATTGCGAACATCGACGTGACGACGGCGGGCCTGGCAGGTCCCAACGCGCCCGATATCTTCGCGCTGATCGCGCAGCAGCTTTTGCTGTTTCCGAAGCTGTCCAAGTCGACTTCCGGCGTCGTCAAGTCCGATGCGCCGCGCGACGAACCTTCCGTCCGCACGGTCATCTACACCAATCGCACGATGCGCCATTGGGCGGACGTGCAGGCGATGCGCGACCGCAACGTGTTGCTGCGCATTGACGACTACGCCGGCCGCCCGGTCGACAGCTTCCGTGGGATTCCGTGGAAGATCATCGACCAGATCCTGAACACCGAATCCGTCGTTTCGTAATCATGGGCGGGCATCGCGCCCGCTTTCATTTCTCTTGCTGAGAGCGAGAACTTTCAAATGAGCATCACGGACTCACAACTTGCTTTCGTTCCGATCAACGGCAATTTGTCGCTGGTCGCGGGCGCTGGCGTCGCCATTCCCTCCCCGATTGTCCTCGACGTTCTTGGGCAGGGAGTCGGAACCGCGCCGGGAAATATCATCGGCAACGTCACCAATTTCGGTTCCGATGTCGGCGTCGGCGGCATCACGCCGCAGATCGAGGCGATTATCGGCGTGGCCTGCGCCACCGCCAATGGAGCCACGCTCAATGTCGCCTTGCAGGCGGCTCCGGACACCGGCGCCCCTGGCAACTATCTGCCGGGCGCATGGACGACGCTGGAAGAAACCGGACCCGTCGCAGTCGGCAGGTTGACGGCGGGCCAGATTTTGGCGCGCTTCCAGTTCCCGCCGGCTTTTCCGGCTAACCTGAACCCGCGCTATTACCGCCTCCTGTTTCAGACCGCCGCCGGAACCAGTTTCTCCGCCGGTACGGTTTCGTCGGCGATCGTGACCATGGTGCGTGACGATCAGGCCAACAAGTTCGCAACGAAGAATTTCTCCGTTGCCTGACGCCATCGGCGCGGCGGAATAGTCCGCCGCGCCTCCAGCCGGGATTTAAGCCATGTCGCCGCGTGGACGCCGACCGAGGATCAATATCATGAGCGAGAACGCCAAAGATTTTTCTGTGCATGAACAGCCTGCGCCGCCCGCTGTCGACACGTCATCGCATGAATTTCAGGCCGCTGTCGAAGCGGCCACGAAAGCCGCGCTCGACAAGGCGCTCCCGTCAATCCTCAAGTCCCTGGCTGGAGGCAATTCGCCGCAGATCGGCGCGGCGATCGAGGGAGACGCGGCGCAGCAGATGTTTCGCGGCCTCGCTCTCGCCATCGCCGAGATTTCCGACCAAGGAACCAGCCGCAAGCGCGTGGCTCCGGAAATTCTCGCTTCCCGGCAGGAGGCGCATAGCCGCATGGTGGAGGCCATCCTTCATCATAAGCGCACCTATGACGAGGCCATGTCGTCCGCGCACACCGAGCGCGACCGCGAGGAAGCCAACAAGGCTCGCCCGTTCTATCGCGCCATCACCAAGCTGTGCCTGAACGAGCGGCTCATCGACCCCTACAAAATGGTCAATGGGAAGCCGGAGCCGGTCAAATTCCGCTGGTCGGGAGTGCCGAGCGAAGGCATGAGGCCGGAGAATGAAGCGGCCAAGGAAATCTTCCAGCATTTCCTCGACTCCATCGGTTCCGTCGTCAAGGAAAAGGCTCAGACGCCGATTTGGGTGACGGCGGGCGGATTGTCCATCGTCGGCGAAGGGCCGCAGCGGCGCCAGATTGCCTCCGTCGCCGATTTCGATGACGATCTGGACCTGACCGACAACGACAATCCCGGCAATGAATTCGTCAATGTTCTTGGCACGATTCAGGCTCCGGCCAGGCGCAACAACCAAGACGCTCGAAAGGCGATCTGATGTCGATACTGGCGGGACTTGGCATTGTCGATGGAACGCCTCCGGCGGGCGATATCGCCTCCGGAGTTGTCATAGGCACGTTTACGGCGGTCGGAACCGGCAAGCCGTTCTCCGCCTTCGGGCAATGCAATGCCTTGCTGTACGCATCGCTGTCGGCGGCTGTGACGGGAAACCTTGTCACGACCAACGGTTCCAGCATCGCCACGATTACGACCGCCAGCACCCTCGCCGCCGGAAATTCGATCAATTCAGCCAATCTTCCGGCAGGAACCACCATCGGTTCGATTGCCGGGACGAATATCACCCTGGCTTTTCCAACGATCACGCTCTACGGCCAGTTGACGGCACAAAACCAGATCATCAATCTGCCTTCGACGGCGGGCTTGCTCGGCGCATCCATCGGCGGGCAGACGGTCACGGCGATCATGCAGGCGGCGATTCCCGCGTCGAGCAATTCCAATGCGCTGGCGCAACCTGGCATTGTGCAGCTTTCGGGCGTTCCGACCGGCTACAGCATTTCGCCACAGAACCAGAATTTTCCGTTTTCCTTCAAACTCACCAACCAAAGCGTCACGACTGGATCTGACGCCAACGTGGTGTTCACCGGGGCCTCGATCGTCTTTTCCGGAACGGTTCAGATCGAGCGTTCCTTTGACGGCGGCTTGACGTGGATCATCACCAATGTCGGCGGAACGGGAGTGCTGGCGCAATACAGCGCGGGAACGCCTGTTTCCTTGACCTTCGGCGAACCGGAGCGCGGAACGCTCTATCGTTTCAATTGCTCGGCCTATGCGTCCGGAACCATCAACTATCGCATGTCGGCCAGTGGCGCGGCGGCGATGTCCATGTCACTCGGAACGCCAATTTAAAAAGGAAACGAAGATGCCTCTCGTTTATCAGCCAGGATCGGTTCTCATTGTATCGCCGACCGGAAACGAACGTGTCGAAGCGGACAGTGGCGGCGCCATGCTGGCGGAGGTTTCCATTGGCTCGATGCGCGATGCGTCGGGCTATCAGAAGGCTGTGCCGCTGACCGGCGCGACCTTGACGATTGGTTCGTCCACCGTCAATCAGTCGGTTTTGGCGGTCAATCCCGCCGGCGGGCTTGCGGCGCTCACCATAATCTTGCCGGCGGCTCCCGTCGACGGCCAGCGCGCTTTGATCTTCACGTCGCAGGCCATCACGGCGCTGACGATGCAAGCGCCGGGAACGACACTCAACAACCCCGTCACGTCGCTGACGGCAAACCAGAGCGTGGAATGGCTTTGGTCACTCTCGAACAACACTTGGGACCGCATCCAGTAATGGGCGGACAATCGGAGAAATGAACATGAAGCCTTTCCGTAGGATTCTCATTGGGTTGACTACTGCATCCCTTGCCTGCAACGGCGCGTGGGCGCAGGGCGCGAACCCGACGGCGAACAGCCAGAACTTTGTCATCCCCCAGGTGCAGAGCATTGGCCCGACCGATTTGTTTCAAGATGTCGTCTCCGGATATCCGACTGCGCTGGGGGCTTATGCTTCCAGCCTGATGCTCGGAAACTTCGGCGCCACGTTGATCGGCAATAATCCGGAAAACGTCATCCCCGGCGGCGATGCGACCACGAACAATTGGGCGCATGGCACGACCGGCGCATCGGTTACGACCACGTTGACCTATGGCGGGCCGAATTCCTTCGCCTATTGGTCCGGAGCTTCCACCGCTGTCACTGTGTCCAAGGACACCACGGCGGCGAACCTCGCCACCGGCTACAAGGCGGACTTCCTGTTCCAGCGCACCGCCGCGCAGACCGGCGTGGTGCAGGCTTGCATGGCGCATGAAGTCGAAAACGTGAACTCCCTGGCTTTCCAAGGGCAGATCGCGGAACTCGATTTCAACGTCGCCACCGGCGCCAATTTTTCGGGAACCGGCGTCACCGCCTATATCACTTATGGCACGTTGGCGGCGGGCGACGAAGGAACGGCGAAGCTCGCCTATGGCATCAATGCCGGCGGCGGCGGCGGTTCCGGATGGACCGGCCAGGTTAACCAGTCCGCGACCTACGCGCTTGCGGCCAACTCCGGCCCGGTTCGTCTGACTTTCGCTGCGCCAATCCCCGTCACCGCGACGGAAATCGGCGTGGCGATTTGCTGGACTCCGACCGGCACCGCTGGAACGTCCGATTATCTCGCGCTGTCGGGTATCCAGTTAACCAAGAACAGCGCGCTGGCGAAGGTTGCGGCCACGGCGGCGACGTTCCTGAACCCGAACGACAATCGCGCCAAGGCGTTCGCGTTCCGCCCGCAATCGTTCGAAACCTTCCTCCAGCAGCGTTATGCCTATGTTCTGTCCGAACCGGCGGCTGGCGTGATTGTTCCCACCGGAATCGGCCAATCGGCTTCCACCACGGTTTGCCTTTTGAGCATCCCCTTCCCGGTTCCGATGCGCGCGGCGCCGACCTTTACCAATGCGCTGACGGCTTCGACTTTCAAAATCGGCGCTACGGGCTTGGCTCCGATCATCCTGGCGACTCCGTTTGCCGCCACGGCAACCGCGAACACGACCATCGGCGCTTCCCTCAACTTCACCACGGCGGCTTCGCAGACCGCCAACGCGGCTTGCGGGCCGCTGGTGGGCAACGGCGGATCTGGCTCGATGTTGTTCTCGGCGGAACTCTGATCGCCATGCCCTTCCGCTCACAAGCTCAGAGGCGGCTGATGTATGCAGCCGCCTCGAAGAAGGGAGGCGCCGATGGCGTCTCTCAATCTGTCGCCAAAGAGTTTGTGAGCGCGGACAAGCCGGGGAAACTCCCCGAAAAAGTGGAGAAATCACCCATGGCCGAGAAAAAAGGCTGGAAAAAGCCCGAATCCTTCAAGGATGAAAAAGGACCGGACGCCAAGCGCGACGGCGGCGACAAGGACAAGAAGAAGTTGAGCCGCGAGGAAAAGCGCGCTCGCATGTACGACCGCTCGAAAAAGGACTGATCCAGCCATGGCAAGCAAGCTCTATGACAAGATGGGACCGACCGGGACGCACAAGCCCAAGGATGAAGTCGACCACGCCAAGGCGCGCGGCGCGGCGCACAAAGACCTTCCGAAATCGGCGGGCATGAAATCCTCCGGCAATGCCCACAACGACACCGAATCGCGCGAAGGCGACAAGACGACGCCCTCCGTTCATGAGCGCCACGCCAAGGCGCGCGGCGATCTGCACAAGTCGCATGAGACGGAGCGCCGCGACCTTCACGCCGCGCACCGCGAGGAACACCGCAAAATGCACTCGCGCCATGAGGACGCCATCAAGGCATTGGGCGCGCAGCAGACGCAGGAATTGGCCGGCGGCGCCGAGGGTGGCGAGCCTGGCGCTGGTGAAGGCGTACAAGCGCCCGCAGCTCCGCCGATGGCTCCGACCACTCCCGGCGGCGCGTAGTAAGGGGATTATCATGGCTTGGTCGAAACTCGTTTCCCTCGAATATGACGACGAGGACAAGCACGACAACGGCATTGAAATCGCCGGAAGGTCGACCAAGCCCGATTATCCTTGGGGCTTGCGCATTTCGCTCACCAAGAAGGAACTCGACAAACTTGGTTTGAGCGATAATCCGGACATCGGCGATCTGATCGACATGCGCGCCTTTGCCGTCGTCACCAGCGTCAGCAAGCACGACGGCGAGCAAGGCTCGGAATGTCGCGTGGAGCTTCAAATCCAGCGCATGGCCGTCGAAAACGAAATGGACGAGGACGAGAAAGACTGATCCTCGCCTTGCCCTGAACATCAAGGAATCCGCCATGAGAATTTTTCGCGCTGCATTGATCTTCCTTTTGGCGCTGTCGCCCATTGCGGCCATGGCGCAATCGACCGTCTTGCAGGGCGGCGCATGGACGCCAGGCCATGTTCCGCAATATTCCACTTACGGTTCGCAACCTGTCGTTATCGACGGCGGCGGTTCGGGCGGCGGCGCGATCGGGCAGAACCTTTCCGAACTTGGCATCGTGTCGCGGAGTCCGACCAACACTTATCCGAGCGCGAATTCCGGCAATGGCCCGCATGGCGAGCATGGTTGCTTGTATGACGCGCCGATCACCAACGCCACCGGATTCCATTATCTGTGCTTTGATCCGAACGCACTCGGCGGCGGACTTATCTCCTATGGCGCTGGCGGGGGCGCGGCAGTTGGGACTTTGACGTTCAATTTGAACGGGGCCACTTATTACCCGGCCAGCGTCAACACGCTTGTATTGCCTGCTTATTCTCTAGCTGGCAACCCAACTGGTAGCGTTATGCCGCCAGCCGTCGTCCAGTCAACGCAGAATGTCATTAACGCGCTACAACAGCCATTGAATAATGCAGGCGGCCTACTTGGGTATTCAATCATTGGCACAAGCGGAGCGACGGTCCCACTGCTCAATGGCACAAATACATGGAGTGCGACGCAAACGCCTTCGGGCGGTTTGGTTTTTGTTGACCCCACAATTACAGGAGCGGCATTAACCGGCGTAAACCAGTTCGGTGGAAAGATTCAAATTGCTACTCCTCCGAATAAAAACGCCATCGTTGGCGCGGCTGTGCAGGATGGGACAAACGGGTTTTCATTTGCAACAGGCGTTACAGGATATGGCTATCTCAACAGCGCCGGCAATACCGCATTCGGTTTGTTTGGGCAGTGCGACCAGCATACTACAGGGATATGCACGAATGAGCTAGATACGTTTAATTTTGCTGGCGCTCCATATAATGCATTTCCTCCAAATGAATCATTTGGTACGCCTCAAATACTTCCGATAACGCTACTATTTGGATCGTTAGGAAGTTACCCAAGTTATTCAGCTATATTCGCGGAAGCTCCTTATATTTCAGGGAATAACGGATATGTTGTTTTTGAGTACCTTGGCGCTGGAATTTCTACTTATGGCATTGTTATTGATGCTACAACAACAAAGGACAGCCCAGCCGGGATAATCGTAAATACGACTGGTGCGTCAGGTCACGTGCCGATTACCATGCAGACGAAAAACGTTGTTGCCCCAAATAGTCCAATGCTACAAACGCTTAACAGTGGCGGCGGCGTTGAATTTTCTATAAACCAAGATGGGTCAGTTACTTTAGCTGCGAATACCTACTCCACACTCGTAGCCAATCCTTGTACGTCAGCTAATCAAGGGACGGTCTACTACATCACAAATTCAAACACTTCGACTTTCAATGCTTCCATTACTGGAACAGGATCATCGGTAGGTCTTGCCCTATGCAACGGGTCTGAATGGGTTTTTCATTGAGAGGGAAACTTGATGAATAAATTTGTTTCGATTCTCGCGGCGGATCATGCGCGGCAGGCAGCGGCGGACGCTTATGCCAAGGTGCAAAAGGCTTTTGCGCCGAAGAAAGAACATTAATGACCGTCACATCGAACACCATAGCCAATCAAGCCGTCCAACTAATGGGCGGAAATCAGCCGGCGGTTTCCGGCGTGGCTCCGACGTTCGATTCATCGACCAATGGAAAGGCGCTCCAGAACCTTTATGCGCCGACCGTCGCCGCCGTCGCCCGCCAATACGAATGGGGCTTTGCCAGGACGGTCAAGGCGCTTGTCGTCACCGGAAATGCGGCTCCATTTCCATGGGCTTATGAATATTCCTACCCGGCGCAATGCGTTCAGATTTGGCAACTGGCGCCGGCGGCGCTCGCCGATCCGAATGACCCGCTTCCAATCAACTGGATTGACGGAAGCAATCTCGTAGGCGGGACGCAAAGCCGTGTAATCTGGACAAATCAGGCCAATGCGCAAGCCATCTTCAATGCCAATCCGGCAGAGTCGACATGGGACGCCCTGTTTCGCCAGGCCGTGGTTGAACTGCTCGCGCGTGTGCTGTCGCTGGCGACGGCAGGAAAACCAGACCTCGCGCAATCGCTTCTCGAATCCAGTAGCGGTTTCACGCAAATCGCGGAAGGGCGTGATGGATGACTTCCTCAGTTCAGTCTCCGGCTGATGTCGTCAATCTGGCGCTTCGCCGTCTTGGCTACAAAAAGCAGATCGGTTCCTTGTTCGATGGATCGCAGGCGGCAAACGTCGCGTTGACGATCTATGGACAGACGCGCGATGAGGTTTTGCGCGCCGATGATTGGGGTTTTGCCGAGCGCAATGTCTCGCTGGTTTTGCTCAAACAGGCGCCAGTTGGTGGATATTTTCCGCCCATCGTGTGGACGAGCGCCTATCCTCCAATTCCATGGCTTTATGAATATTCCTATCCGAGCGATTGCCTCAAGGTTCGAGCTATTCGCGGCGTTCCCCTCATCCTTCCAAACATGGACCCGAAGCCTGTCATTTTCTCCGTCGAGAATGACGCTTCGCTTGCAGATCCGGACAAGGTGATTCTTTGCAATGTATCGAGCGCCATCCTGACCTACACCGGACGCCTGACCAACCCCGTCGATTGGGAGGCCGATTTCACCGAGGCGCTTGCTGCGGCTCTCGCGCGCCGAATGGCTCCCGATCTGGTCGGACTGGATGCCGCCAAGCTGGAAGCGAGCGACGAACAGGCGGCAAAAACCGTCGCCGATAACACGCAAGGGTGAATGAATGAGCGGCCTTCCGGCAGACATCGCCAATCAAGCCCTCGACGCCATCGGTTCGGAAGTCGTCCTGGGCGATATCGAGGACGGTTCGCGCGAGGCGCAAGTGCTGTTGCGCGCTTATGGGGAGACGATCCGCCAGCTTTTGCGCTCGGCAAACTGGAATTTCGCCACCAAGATTGAGGCAATGACCTTGCTCGCCGACGCCAGCGGCGCCACGCCGAATGTCGGAACTATCGTGCCGATGAACGCCCTTTACGAATATTCCTATCCGACCGACTGCTTGCGGGCGCGCTCCGTGCGCTATCAGCCGGGCTACAGCGGCGTGGGGACGCCCGCCGGGAACATTGGCACGTCTGGCGCTCCGTTGACGACAGGGCAGCTTACAACGTCCTATGGCAATCCAATGAGGCGCGCGAAATTTTGCCTCATCAACGATCCAAATTACCCGGTCGCGCCAGGGCAGCAATGGTGGGACGTTCCCGGCCTCAGTCCAACCGGCCGCCTTGTCGTGCTGACCAATGCGCCCAATGCGCAAATGATCTACACGATGTTCAACCCCTATCCGTCCATGTGGGATTCGTTGTTCCGCGAGGCGATTGTCGCCATCCTCGCCGCAAAAGTGGCCTTGCCTTTGACCAAGGACAAGCGCGCCGGAATGGCTTTGCGCCGTGAGCAGATGATAATTGCCAAGGAGGCGATCATGCAGGCGCGCATCGCGGATGGAAACGAGCAACCCATGTCGAACGATATTCCGGTCGACTGGATGCGCGAACGCATGTCTGGAGGGATGCGCGGAGCCTATGGGCGGGGCGGATGGGTGGACTTCGATGGATATTTCACGATGCCGTTCGATGGTAATTTTGCATGAGTACGCCGCTCATTTTCACGTCGTTCGCATCGGGTGAAGTTTCGCCGAGCTTGTTCGGGCATGTCGATCTGGCTCGAATGAAATCATCCGCAGCGACCATGCGCAATCTGTTCGTGCGCTATACCGGCGGCGCCAATTCGCGCGCCGGAACCGCTTTCGTCGGCTATTCCAGGCAGACAGGTCGATCTTATCCGCCGCGCCTGTTGCCGTTTCAGTTTTCGATCAATCAGGGCTTGGCTCTGGAATTCGGAAATTATTACATGCGCGTGATTTATGACGGCGCGCTTGTCACCGATGAATCCCTTCCGATAACCGGAGCCACCAACGCCAACCCATGCGTTTTATCAATTTCGGCGACTGGCGGAACTACAGCTTCGCCAAATATTGGAGGCGTCTATTCGTCCTATGCGCCGGGCGATCAGATCACCATGGCTGGAGGCTCTTATTCGTGGCCTGCCATTTTCGCCGTTGCGACAACCAAACTTTTGGGCATGGCTTTGAGCGGGCCGGGGACGAGTGGCGTTTATGCTCCGGCTGACACGATCACGCTCGCCGGAGGCACATCTACCGTCGCCGCTGTCGTCACCGTCGCCTCGACACAAGTTCTCGGCGCCGCGATCGCCAATGCGGGAACCGGCGGAACGACCAGCCCGACCGGCGGAACGACGGTCACAGGGACGACAGGAACCGGAACGAAATTTCAGGCCAATGTCACCATTGCGAGCGGCTCGATCACGTACGTCAATTATATCTCCCTAGCTGGAGCCTATACCGTCAATCCGACTGCGCCCGCCGTTGAACCGATCACCGGCGGCGGTCTGACGGGCGCAACGCTCAATCTGAATATCGGCGTCTTGACCTTTACGCTGACGACGGCAGGGCTTTTCACCGCCAATCCGCCCGGCGATATCTTGACGCAGGGCGCAACCAGCGGCTCTGGAATTGGCGCCACCTTTTTCCAAGGGCTTTTTGCGCCTGTCTCGATGACGCTTGTTTCATCCGGATCTTATACGGCATTTCCGGCAAATCCGGTTTTGCAAGCCTCGACCACCGGGAGCGGCTATGGAGCCACTTTCAATCTGACCTCTGGAGCCGCAACAGCATTCAATGCGGGAGATTGGCTTTACATTTCCGGCATTGGCGGGATGACGCAATTAAATGGCCGAACCGTCGTTCTTGGCGCTCCTGTTGGCTCGAACTATCCAATTTATGATGTATTCGGAAACACGATTGACTCGACATCGTTCGGGGCTTTCATATCTAGCGGAAATGGAGCAAGAATTTACACGCTTGCAACCCCATGGGCCGAACAAGACCTTGAATATCTGAAAATTGTGCAAAGCGCGGACGTGGTATCTATTTGCTGCGTCAACCAGCTAACAGGGACCGAATATCCACCTTATGAATTATCCCGGATTGCGGACAATCATTGGACACTGGTTCAAATGACGACGCAGCCGACCGTTCAGCCGCCGCCTTGGACAAATGGCCTTGGACAACCGCAGCCGGCAAACCAAAGCGGAATTTCAGCGGCGTATTATCAATATGTTGTAACGTCTGTTAGTTTAACAGACGGAACAGAAAGCATTATGTCGCCTATTGCATCAATAGGGAACACAATTGACGTTTCCAGCAGCGCGGGAACAATTACGGTTCAATGGGGGAGTGTTGCAGGAATAAATAAATATAATATTTATAAATGCACACCGCAGATAGGTTTTGCTACTATTTCAATGGGGGCAAATACACCGCCACCTGTTGGCGCATTGTTTGGATACGCCGGATCGTCATACGGAACGCAATTTCTCGATACCAATGTTGTTCCAGATTTTACACAGGTTCCGCCGACGCATCAAAATCCATTTAGCCGAGGATCAGTTATCGCGGCGAACCCTACGGCGACAGGGAATAATTATACTTATGCGAGCGTGACGATTACGAGCGCAACAGGCTCCGGAGCTGTCATCTTTCCCGTCATCCAATATGGGCAGTCATACGGCGGGCCTTTGGTTGCAGGGCCGATCACCGGCTACTATCTTGCGCAGCCAGGCCAAGGCTATCGTCCCGGCGACACATTCACCGTGAGCGGGAATGGCGCGGGAGCAACCGGCTATCTGACCATCGGGCCGCAGAGCGGGACATATCCTGGCGCCGTCGCCTATTTTCAAGAGCGGCGCGTCTATGCCTACACGCTGAACCAGCCCGACACCTATTTCATGAGCCAACCCGGTTCCTACACGAATTTCGATTCGCGTATTCCGACCATCGGGACAGATGCGATTGAGGGGTCGCCGTGGTCGCAACAGGTTAACGGCATTCAGTTCATGATTTCCATGCCGGGCGGGCTTGTTTGTCTCACTGGATTGAGCGCGTGGCAATTGACCGGAGCTGGCGGTTCGTCAGTCAATCCGCAGCCAATCACGCCGAGCGATCAGCAAGCGCAACCGCAGGCTTATAATGGCTGTTCATCGACAGTTCCTCCGATCAAAATTGATTACGATATCATCTATGTGCAAGCGAAAGGGACAACTTACCGCGATCTGGCCTATCAGTTTTTCACAAATATTTACACCGGAACGGACCTTACGCTGAATTCCTCGCATCTGTTTTTTGGCTACACGATTTTGGAACATGCGTGGTGCGACGAGCCTTACAAATTGCTTTGGTCTGTTCGATCCGATGGAGTATTGTTGAGCCTGACCTATCTCAAGCCGCAGGAAATTGCGGGATGGGCGCGGCATGACACAAACGGACTGTTCAAAAGCGTCTGTTCCGTGGTCGAGCCGCCTGTCGATGCTCTTTATCTGGCGGTTCAGCGCACAATCGGCGGAAAAACGTCTTTCATGCTGGAAAGGATGGACAATCGCATCTGGAACACTGGCGTTGAATCGACGTGGTGCGTTGACGCTGGACTTAGCCTGGCCTCGAACCAGCCGCCGGCCACGATCAGCGTCAACTCACCGACCGGATTGGGCGCCATAACCGGCGTGACGGGCCTCGTTGGCGGTTCGGGATGGTCGAGCGCGACCACGATCAGCATTGTCGATAATGACGGTCAAGGGCCGGGGACCGGCGCCGTCGCCACTCCGACCATTGTTGGGGGCGTCATCACCGCGATAAATGTTTTGCCTAATGGCTCCGGCTATGTCTCGCCTGCGTTTGTCGCCTACGATCCGGCCAATACCGGCTCCGGATTTTCCGCAAATGCGACGTTGGATAATTCGGCGGTCTTTACGACCTCCGCCCCGGTTTTTTCCGGAGCCAATATCGGATCGGTCATTCGCATGGGCGGCGGCATCGCTACGATCACCGCCTACATGGATTCGCAGCACGTCACCGCCAATATCCTGACGCCAATCACCTCGATCCAGCCGAATTCCATTTCCTCGATCACACCGCAGGGGATCGTGCAGCCGCAACCCTCTGGCTCATGGAGCATGAACGCGCCCGTCAGCAAGATTACCGGCCTTTATCATCTGGCTGGATCTGTCGTGACCGGACTGGCCGATGGCAATGTCATTCCGCCATCGATCGTTTCGGCAACCGGCGTTTTGACGCTCGGCGCTCCGGCGTCGGCGGTTACTGTCGGCCTTGGTTTCACCGCCCAATTGCAGAGCATCTATCTCGACACAGGCGAACCCACCAGCCAGGGCCAGCGCAAGAAAGAATCCGCCGTCACCGTGCGTATCGAGGCGTCACGCGGGATGGTCGCAGGCTCGAACCAAGTGGACGGATCGACCACTTCGCCCACGACGCTCGCGCCCGTATGGACGAACATGGACCCGGTTCCGGATAATGGCGTTCCGCCCTACGGGGGAAATGTCATTCCGTTGTTCACCGGGGATGCGCGCTTGCCGGTTTCGGGCGGATGGAACACCCATGGACAAGTCGCCATTATGCAGACAAACCCCTTGCCGATGAATATACTGGCGATCATTCCGGAAGATTTGGCGGGAGATACGCCGGAGCAGCAGGCCAAGCCGCGCCAGCAAAAATCACAAGGAAGGTAAATAATTGCCTGATTTTCAAATCATCGAAGCGCGGCGCTGGCATGTCGGGCAGATGGTTAGGATTTTGCGCAAAGAGCATATCGCGGCCGCCGCCAAAACAGGTTTTGGAATTCACGAACAATTGGCCTTTGCCTTCAACGGTTCGAGCGCCTTCCGGCGGGCATGGCTGATCGACGGAAAGCTCGCAGGGCTTGGAGGCGTCATCGGGACGCTTTCATCTGGACAGGGGATCATATGGCTTGCCCTTTCCGATCAGGCCACAAAATATCCGCGCGCTGTCGTGCGTGAAGCGAAGGTGCAAATTGCGGAAATCATGCAAACGAAAAGCGCATTGTTCTCCACCGTCGCTATTCATGATAAAACAGCATTGAAATTTGCATCGTTTCTCGGCTTCGAGATTGACCATAATTTGACGACCGAATTCGGCGTCGGAATCATCTATCGGAGCGACAATGGGATTTGACCCTGTTTCACTTGGATTGATCGGCGCGGCGGTTTCCGCAGGCGGTTCCGTCATGGGCGGTCTTAGTCAGGCCAGCGCGTCTCACTATCAGGCAGAAGTCGCGCGCAACAATGCGCAGACCGAGGCGCAGAACGCCTCACATGCCTCCGCAGCCACCGCCGACGCCGCCGAACAGCAAAGCCTCAAAGGCGCCAATCGACAAGCGGCGGTCAAGGGCGCTCTGGCGGCGAACGGCGTCGATGTGAATTCCGGATCCGCCGTCAATGTGGAGGCGTCCGACCGCGAACAGGCCAAGCTCGACACGTTGAACACCGAGTCGAACGGGCAGCAACAGGTTTACGGCTACCGGGTGCAGTCAGGCAATTTTAATGCGCAGTCCGGATTGGACCAGCAGCAGGCCGATCAAGCTCCTGTAGGCGCGGCGTTCGGCGCGCTCGGATCGCTGGCGAGCAATGCGTCCGCAATCGGTTTCAAGACCAAGAATTTAGCCAATCTGTTCACCACGTCATAAGGGCGCATCATGGCAAATTCGCCCTATTCTGGCGCGGAAACGTCGGTCACTCCGCAAATTCAGGCTCCGGACGATCTTCAAAAGATCGACGCCCGCCCCGAAATGTTCGGCGGCGCAATCGCGCAAGGCATGAAGGAAGCAGGCCAGGGCGCAGTCAAGGCCGGCCAGTTTTATGGACAGGTCGCGGCGGACGACGGAACGAACCAGTTATCCGACCGCTGGAACAAGCGGCTTTATGGCGATCCATCCAAGATGGTGACGGGGCCGGATGGAAAGCCGACTCCAGATACCGGATATTTTGGTTTGAAGGGCGCTGACATGCTGCGGGCGAGGCCGCAGCTCGCCATCGACATGGACAACGACCTGAAAGAAATTCGCGCCGGGCTTTCCTCGCCGGAATCGCAACTGCAATTCGACCAATATTCGCGCCGCATCCGGCAGAACCATGACCAGATGGTTGGACATGCCGGCGAAGTGGCGATGACGCAATACGGGCAGGAGACGAATAAATCCAGCGCCGATATCGCCAAGAACAATATCTCCGTCAACGCCGCCGATGACAATGCGTTCAACCACAACGCCGCCGATCTGCAAACGGCCTATTTGAAAACCAACGATTTGACGGGAGGCGGCGCGACCGGCGCGGCAGACGCCAGGATGCGGGCGACACAAGACGCCTGGCACACGCGCATTGAAGCCATACGCGCCAAAGACCCGGCGGCGGCGGCGACCATGGCCGAAGCCCACCAAAAAGAACTTGGCGCGCTTTATCCGGCTCTTGCCGAGCAATTGAAGCACCAGCGCGATCTGAACACAGGAACCGGGGCGGCGGACCACAACTACGACAATGTGCCGCGACCGAGCGCGGGCGCTTCACCGTCCTCTGGACCGGCGGCTGGAGCCAATGGCATCGGATTGACGAATACCGCCTACACGCAGCCCCTCGACCACAAGGGCGCTGGAGGATTTTCGGCGGCAGACCATTATTCCTATCTCAAATCCATCGGGGCCTCGAACAACGAAGCCCTGATGCTGACCGGCGGAGCTGCATCGGAATCGTCGTTCGATCCAAATGCACAGCACGATCCGAAAAATGGCGTCTATCAGGGCCATGGCCTCTATGGTCACAACGATGCTCGCATGGATATGCGCTGGCAGTCGTGGCAGAACCAAGCCAAAATGGCTTTGACGGAATTGCGCTCAAGGCCGGAAGGGGCCGCCGTCAACGCGGCGCAATCGGTCGATGATCTGGCTGTTGCGCAGATGCGCTACGAACAGCCCATGGCCTACACGTCGTCAAACCCAAAGGGAGGTTTGAACTACACCGGGCGGTTGAACACGCTGCGGTATTTTTCGCAAATGGCGAACGGAACTCTCACTGGATCGAACGGCGCTCCGATCAAGGGCGGACCCTCGCAGATTGCAGGCGCACCAGCCTTCGGCGCCGGAAAGTCGATGCAGATGCCGCAGGCGGCTGGCGGTCAAGCATTATCGCCTGTCGACGCCGCTGCGCCTGCATTGCCCTCGACGCCGGGGCCAGGAACATTACCGCCCTTGCCGCCGCCGCCGCCCTCGATCGAGGATCGCATTGCGGACGTTCAGGAGCATCAAGCCAACGCCATGCGCGCCATGCCGCAGGGCATGTCCTATGAGGCGCAGGAAGCCTATCGCCGCCAGATCGAGACGCGGGCGCAGGCGGACATGCTTGGATTGAAGGCTGAGGAAACCCGCGAGACGGCAATCCACAACCATGTCTCGGACGAATACAGCCAGCGCATGGACAAGCACGATTATGGCTCGCGCTCCGGAGGCCGCTCGATCTTCGATGATATCAACAACGATCCTCGTTTGACTGGAATTCGCGGCGAGTCGGTAAAGGACACGCTTCGCGCCTTGGTGACGAAGCGCACCGGAAACGTCGATGAATCCGATATGGGGCCGGAGCATCTTCGCGCCATCAAGGCGATATCGGCTCCATTTGGCGCCGAGGAAAAAATCAGCGATCCACTCCAGATCATGCAGATGGAGGCCGATGGTCGATTGACCAAGCGCGGCGCGTCTGATGCGCTGGAAACGCTCAAGATGACGATGAAGGACGAGACGGCGGGCGTGGCGCAGGCCAAGACCTACGCCTTGGTTAGAGCCAAGCAGGCGCTTTCCTTCGATCAGGAATTGTCGGCGGCGGGCATCCATCGCACCGATCCGGACGGCGAAAAACGGTTTTCGGCTTTCGCCATGGCGCTTCCGTTTTCCTACGACAAATGGGTGAAGGACAACAAAGACCCGAAGGACTTTTACACGCCCGAAAATATCGACAAGATGATTGGAACCTTCAAGCGGACGCGCACCGAAGAAATGTACGCGCGCATGTCGTCGGATTCGCGCACCTTAGGAGAATTCGGCCAACAGAAGAACGCCAACGATATCGTTCCAGCTCCATCCGGCGCAGATCCGAAAGCATGGCAGACCATCGCACAAAAGCCGCCGGCGGATGAAACCGGAACGCCGTTTGTCAAAGCAGGCTGGCAGGCTGTTTTGCAAAAACTCATTGAGAACCCGACGCCGGAAGCGGCCAAAGCATTCAACGATTCGCAATTTGGAAAGACCGGATTGGACGGCGCCGAGCTTATCAAGATGTTGACCGGGAAACCTCCGTTCGAGACTGGCAGGCCGCTCGACGTGACAAAGCCGGTCGCAGAACCAAAATCGGCTGTTCCGCAGGAGGAACCGGCCAAAGTCGAAAAAAGAGAGGAGCGGGATATGCGGGCAGTCGAGAATCTTGTCGCCTTCCCGAAATTATACGGCAAGGTTTATGGTGCGGCGGGTGGCGCAATTCATAAATTGCACGAATGGCTTCAGGGCGAACCAGAGGACGTGATTGCAAAAGCAAAGACCCTGCCGGATAATAATCCGCTCAAGCAAATCATTCTGGATGCGCAAAAAGAACGCATTTCGGAGCGGGACAAGGCGAAACAATGACCGATGACCAGAATTCGCTGAACCCGTTCGATCAGGTCTATAAGGATTCCGTCGACAGCACCCCGGCCAGCGTCAGCACTCCGCAGCGCCAGGCGCAGGCAGAGCAGCCTTCGGCCAATCCTTTCGATCAGGTCTATAAACAGACCGTCGATGCACAGCCGCAAGAAACTTCCGCGCTCGGCGCCGCCGCCGGTCACGCCGTGCTTGGCGTGGTTCCGACCGCAGGCGGCATCGCAGGCGCAGGCGCAGGCATGGAGGCAGGCGCGGCGCTCGGCGCTTTCGCAGGGCCTTGGGGCGCGGCGGCTGGTGGATTGGTTGGCGGTCTTACCGGCGCGTTCGGCGGCGGCTGGCTCGCGGGCAAAGGCCAAGAGGCCGCAATCCAGAAATTGCCCGATTCATGGAAAGACCCGCTTGAGAATTGGGAGCGTGAGTCCGAAAAGCAGCATCCCATGGCCTCGTTCCTGGGCGGCCTCATTCCCATGGCGCTCACCATGTCGCCCTTCGCTGCGGAAAAGGCGCTGACGAAACTTCCTGAGAACGCTACGGCGCTCCAGCGCATCATGGCGAACCCTTACACCGCGCGCATTTTCGGCGGCGGCTTGCAAGGCGGCATAGAACTCGCGCAGGAAGAACTGGACGGGGATCTGGACTGGCGCAAGGTTGCGGCATCGACGGCGTTTGGCGTCGTGTTCAACAACATGAACGCCGTTGGAAAGAGAATCGAGGAAACTACCGCGCATCCTATGCGGCGCATGTTGGGCAGGCCGGAACCGACCGAGGCTGCGGCAGAACCGGAAAAGCCCTCTCCGACTATCGCCGAGGTGGACGCCGCCGGCATTGTCGGCAAGGGCGCGACCGAGGAAACCCACAACGGAGCCAAGCAGCGCGATCCGGCATCCGACATGGAGGCGCAAGAGCAATTGCGCACCGAGCGCGCGATTATGGGAACCGACCAGATCACGCCGGATATTCACGCTACTGCACAGCGCATGGAGCCTGAGCTTTTCGCCGAACATGCCCGCGTGAAAGCGCAACGTGACACCCTGGCTGGATGGGTAAATGAATCGCTGGAAGGCGGGCAGACGTCGGAAGTCGAACAGGCGAAGAAGCATCTTGACGCGATCGACGCCAAATTACACGAACTGGACCCGCAGATTGCCGCGACCTATCGCCGCGCCGCCGAGAGGATCGGGACCGAAACTGTCGCGCATCAAGAGGAACCGGCTCCCGTCGCCGAACCGCCAGTCCCGGCGCCGAACGTCGAGAATGGCGAAACGCTCGCCGGAACAGCGACCGCGCCGCGAGATATCAGCGTCCAAAAGAATTTCATCGCCGCCGATGTCGCGCGCCGCCTCGAAGCGGTCGGATTGAGCAAAGAGGAAGCCGAAGCCCACGGCCAGATGCGCGCCGCCTATTACGATACGCTCGCCCGGCAGTTCAAAGGCCAGCGCGGCACGGCGGAACAACTCTACCATGAGCGCGACCCGATCTATCGCGGCAAAGACGGCAAGCCCATGGCTCCAGCTCGCCCGCCGAATACGCCCGTTGTGCCGCCGCCAGAGGCAGAGGGAAAGACCGGGCCTGATCTATGGGCGGAATTCGCCGCCAGGCGCAAGGCCACCGAACCAGACGCATGGAAGCACCCCGGCAACATGGTTCATCTGGAAGGCAATGACCTTCTTGTAACCACGCCGCCCCACAATAACGGGACCATCCTGCTTGCGCGCCCGAACGAGGCCGGAAAGAGCCAAGGCTTTTCCTACCACCCGAACGAGGGCTTGAAGCCGCTTGCCGAACCGCTCGACTTCCAGCGGGTTGTGGACAGCATCAAGGAAAATGCTACCAAGCCTGCACCGGCCAAGAAAAAAGTCGCGCCTGCGCCGGCCATGGCCGAAACGACAATCACGGCAGGCCGACAGGAACCGGAACCCGCTGCGCCGCCGGAGGCGTTAACTACAGATCCAGAGGGGCTTGTCGAGCGCATCCCCGGCAAGGAAGGCGATGGAACGGAAGTTCTCATCATAAAGCGCCGAGACGACAAATTCAGCGTCGTCCTGCGCGACACCGATGCGCAAGAAACGGTCGGGCCTATCAGCATCGTCAAGGATTTGGACGCAGCCAAGGTCGAAGCATCACGGATGATCCATGGTCCGCAGGCCGAGACACCAGCGCCCACTGCCCGCCTTCCGAAGCGCGATTTCACCGTCTCGCCTGACACGCCACGCGAGCAAAAACTCGCCATGTGGTGGGATGCCATGTCGCCGGGCGAGCGCGGCCAAGTCATCGACGCCGCCGATGTAAAACTGAAACGCTCGGCCAAGTGGAGCAATGTCAGTTCCGAAAAGATTGAAAAACTCGGAAAGGTTTATGACACTGACGCCAATCCAATGCGCGAAGTGGCTTACAAAGAACCGGAAGCGCCGCGCGAGGCCGCGCCAGGCGACGAGGACGCCGCCGGGCGAAAGTTTGTCGGCAAGAACGAGTATGGCCGCGATCTTTGGGAGGACAAGCGCGGCGCGCGGTCTTATCTCATGGATGGGATTCGCTACACCGAGCCAGTTTCGACCATCCCGACGCGCGAAGGAACCCGCCTCGAAACGAACCGCATCAATCGGCCTGAATATCTGACGGCTGAGGAGTCAGCGACACACAAAAGTAAGTTGGAGCAGCACAAGAAGGATTGGGCCGAGGGCGAAGCGCCGCCGCCCGCCGCTGAATCTGGCAAGTCTGAGCTTGTTGACGCCATGAACACCGTCATGGAACTGCAAGCGCGGCTCGATGAGCAGGGCCAAGTCGTGGACGATCGCCTGCTTTCCAGGCTGAGGCAGGCAAAAGAGCGCGTCAAAGAACTTCAAAAGGAATCGCCGCCAGCCGCCGATATCGCGCCGGAAGGGGCATCCAACAAAGAAAAAGTTCCGTATCGGACACTTACGCCCGAAGACATGGCTGAATTTTGGAAACCGGAAAATGTCTCTGAAGCCAAATTTATTCTTCCTGATGGTCGGCTATTGGGCGGAGGCGATAATACCCATGAACAGATTTCCTCAGAACTAGGATATGGGATAGGAGACAACGCTATCCCCGATATGATGCGCGACACAGGCGCGATTAGGATCACTATCGCAGCGGCTATATTCGACAAGAGCGGTGACGTTTCCATTAAGACGAAGCCGACAGAGGCCGCTGTGCGCCAGCTTTCCCGATATGTCAACGAGCGTTGGAAGATGGGGTGGGAAACACCAATTGATTGCGATTACCCCGGCGTAGATAAATTCGAGAGCGTCAGGAATGGGGCGGAATTGCGCCGCTTGCTTGAACCAGCCAAGGAAGCTGAATCGGCCAAGCCTGCCGAGGAACCATCCGAACCTGAAACGCTTGAAGCCGCCATGGAGGCGTTTTTAGGCAAGCCGCCCGCGCCGGTCGAGAAACCTACCGAGGCCGTAAAGCCGCCGAAGCCCCGCGTCGAAGAACCGCCGATTGCGCCGGAAACGCCGGTCGAAAAGGAAATCCGCAAAGCGTTCTTCGCCCTGGCTGGACGCCCGGCGGGCGACAACGTGCGCTTTCGCGCCTTGCGCGAGAAACTGAGCCATATCCCGCGCGAAGAACTCGACGCGGCGCTGATTTCCATGCGCGAGAAACAGACGGCGCAACTATCGAATCTGGACAACCCGCGCGATATCGCGGCGGAAGGCGACGCCGCGCTGAAACTTGGGCCGCATAAGCATCAAACTGTCCACCATATGTGGATCAGCGACGAGGCCGAGGCGCGGGCGCTGCGCAGCACGGAGGCGCGACCTGCCGAAGCGGAGACAGAAGCCGCCCCAACGCAAACGCCCGAACCTGAAACCGCGCCGACATGGGGCGCGAACAACAAACTTGTTTCGGCTGATCGCATGGCGATCCTGCGCGAACGGCTGAAACAAAAATTGCGCGATGCCGGAACGCAGCTCAACATCGGCATCGACCCTGAAATGGTGGCGATTGGAACCGAGCTTGCGGCAGGCCATATCGAGGCCGGCGCGCGGGCCTTCGCTGACTTTGCTCGCCTCATTGCCCGCGATTTGGGCGCGAAACTATCCGATCTAACCCCTTATCTCCGTTCGTGGTACAATGGCGCCCGCGATATGATGGAGGATCATGGAGTCGATATCGCCGGGACCGATGATCCAGACAAGGTTAGGAGCGAACTGGCGCGCATAATCAAGGAGGAAGCAGATGACGACCGGGCTGCAATACGTGGGGAAAGCCCTGAATCACTGGAGGGAATATCTCCCGAAAATGACCAAGGATCTGAGGCAAGCGGGGACATTGAACGAGAGGGCGCAGAAGGCCAGCATGGAGGCGGCGAGCCAGGTGGCGGCGCTGATGGAGAAGGGCTACCAAAAACACGAAGCGGAGGAAATCGTTCTGCCGGAAACAATAATGCTTCCGCCGGAAAGGTAGGCCGCAAAAAGCGCGCGGCGAAAATCTCCGAAGAAGTCGATGCCAAGAACCCGGCTTTCGACAAAGACCCGTCGCTTGCCGAGCGCGAGACGGCCAAGGCCAATATCCCCGACACCGATTTTGTGCTGACCGATGAAATGGCGATTGGCAAAGGGACCGAAGGCCAGAAATTCGCCGATAACGTCGCCGCGATCCGGACGCTCAAGGATATCGAATTTGAGAACCGTCGCGCCACGCCTGACGAAAAAGCCATTCTCGCGCGCTATGTCGGATGGGGTGGATTGAAAAACGCTTTCCGCGTCGCTGGTTCCGCCGAGGGCGAAGGAATCGCCAAAGGTTGGGAAAAGCGCGTTGCGGAGATTGAAAGCCTCCTGACGCCGCTCGAACTGCTCCGGGCGCGCAACTCGACCGGCGCCGCCCATTATACAAGTCCAGCCGTGGTCAAATCGGTTTGGGCCGCTGTCAAGCGTTTGGGCTTTGCTGGCGGCTCCGTCCTCGAACCATCTGTCGGAACCGGAAATTTCATCGGCTTCATGCCGGAGGAAGCGCGCGGCAAGTCGAACGTGTTCGCGGTCGAATATGACAACCTGACCGCGCGCATTGCGCAAAAGCTCTATCCGAACGCCGATATCGTCCATTCCGGCTTTCAGGACGTTCCGTTGGCGCAAAACCAGTTTGCCCTGGCGATAGGAAATCCGCCGTTCGGTCGGGAATCGCTGAACTTCCGCTACAACCCCGCCGCCAACGGCAAGTCGATCCATAATCAGTTCTTCCTCACTTCCATGGATGGAGTGAGGCCGGGCGGTTTGATGGCGATGGTTGTGTCGCATAATTTGATGGATGCGCTCGATAATTCCTCGCGCCTCGATCTGGCGCGCTCCGGCGAATTTATTGGAGCAATCCGCCTTCCCGACACAGCGTTCAAGGAAAACGCCCGCACAAAAGTCGTGACGGATATCATTTTCCTGAGAAAGCGCGAATCCGAGGAAGCCACAAGAGCACAGGAAGCGGTCAACGATATCAAGGGCCTTAAACCCGGAAAAGATGGTGGTAAGGAACTGCGCACCGGATGGGAATATGAGGAAACCAAGGCCGAAATCGAGCGTTGGGTACATTCCTCCGAAATTGACGATCCAGCAGGCTCCGGCCAGAAGATCAATGCCAACGGCTATTTCCTGCGCAATCGGGACATGGTTGTAGGCGATATCAACGCCACCGGCACGATGAACCGCCGCGCCGAATTGAATGTGCAGTTGAAAAACCAAGAGGAATTTCAATCTCGGCTGGATGCGGCGATTGAAAAACTGCCGCGCATCGACCCGAACGAGGAAATTGCCGCGTCCTCGTTGGTTCATTATCGCGTCATGGCCGATGGCATGAGGCTCGCGGTCGAGCGCGCGGAGCCTGGCCGCATCCAGAAAACCGTCGATGGCGAATTGAAAACCGTCTTGGACATGGATGGAGGCGAGGGCGCGGCCAAGTCGATCCTGCGTGAAATCACACTCACCAAAGACACGCCATTCAATCCCGACTACACGATGAACCTCGAAGGGAAGTGGCAGCGCACGGTAAACGCCGTTGATGAGGCCGGAAACCCGATCAAGCTCTTGAAGGCCGATGGAACCCCGTCGAACCGCAACCAGAAGCAGACCATCGTTTACGAGAACGAAAGCGATATCCCCGCACGCGATAAGTGGGGCGAGCGCAATGTCGCCGCCGTCGACGCGATGCTTCCAATCCGCGACCGTTTCAAGGAACAGTTGCAGCTCGAAATGCAGGATGCGTCGCCAGAGGCGATCGAGGCGAACCGCGCCCGGCTGAACCAAGCCTACGGTCAATTCGTGGAAAGATATGGAAACCTGAACGACAAAGCCAACAGCAAGCTGGCGCTTTTCATGCCGGATGGCGGTTTGATTATGGCCGTCGAGCATGTGAACAAGGAAAAGCAGGTCGAAAAGTCGGCGATCATGTCGCGCCGCGTCACAGAACCGCCGAAGGTCATTGAAAAAGCGAAAGACGCTTCCGATGCTGTCGCTATTTCGCTGTCGGAAAGCGGCAAGATCAATCTGGAACGCATCGCCTCCTTGCTCGATACCGACGAGGCCGGAGCCGCCAAGGCGCTGTCCGAGGGCGAGAAGCCGCGCGCTTATCTCAATCCAGAGACGCAGACCTGGGAAGCCTCCGACCAATATCTGTCGGGACAAGTGCGCAAGAAGCTCAACGCCGCCAAGGAGGCTGGACTGGAGGCCAATATCAAGGCGCTGGAGAAGGTTCTTCCGGAAGATTGGGATTCGTCGCAGATTTCTCCGAACATGGGCAGTTCATGGATTCCCGGCGACGTTTACGCGAGTTTTCTCAAGCATTTGGGCTATGACTCATCGTTCGTGCATTATTCGGCTGTGACTAACAGCTACACGACCATGTACGAGGGCAAGCCAAAAGCGGAATGGGCGACCAGCAGCGGGGCGCTCGACCCGGGCCAAATCGTCACCAAGACGCTGAACTCGCAGCCGATCAAAGTCACATGGACGGACAGCGATGGAAAAGTCCATGTGATGGAGGAAGAAACCGCCGAGAGCCAGGCCAAGGCTTCCGAGTTGACCAACGAGTTTCTGGATTGGGTTTATCAGGCCGACGAGCAGCGCCAGCGGCTTGTCCGGATCTTCAACGACAAATTCAATACTCGCGTCACCACGCAGCGCGATGGATCGCACCTTACCCTGCCGGGGAAAATCCCCGATGCGATCATCAAGATGCGCCGCCACCAGCTCAACGGCATCTGGCGCGGCATTACCGACCGATCCGTGCTGTACGATCACGTCGTCGGCGCCGGAAAAACCTTCACGGCGATCGCGCGCATCATGGAGCGCCGGCGCATGGGCCTTTCAAACAAACCCATGATTGTTGTTCCAAACCATCTGGTCGGACAATGGGAGGCCGATGCGCGCCTGCTTTATCCTGGCTCGAACATTCTGGCCGCTAACAAGGATGATTTCGAGCGCGATAACCGCCGCCGCCTGTTCAGCCGGGTTGCTGCGGGCGATTACGATATGGTCATCATCGGCCATTCGCAGCTTGGTTTTATCGACATCGACCCATCGACGGAGCAGCGATATCTGGAGGAAGAATTGATTTCCGCTCGCGCCGCGGTTGTCGATGCCGAGAAATCGGCTGCCGAGGAAGGCTATACGGGATGGGGGAAGCCCATGGGCGTCAAGGATGCCGAGCGCCTTGTCACCAGCATTGAAACCCGCATGTCGACGCTGCGCAACCGCAGCCGCGACCGGCTGTTGACGTTCGAGGAAATGGGCATTGACGATCTGACCGTGGACGAAGCGCACGAATTCAAGAATTTGGCCTATTCCTCGCGCCTCGTCGGCATTTCCGGCATGGGTGACAAAGCCGGTTCGCTCAAGGCGTCGGATCTGCACATGAAAGTGCGCTCGCTCCATGACCGCCCCGGTTCGTCCGTCGCTTTCCTGACCGGAACGCCGATCAGCAATTCCGTTTCTGAAATGTATTTGCTCCTGCGCAATCTGGTTCCGAACGAATTGAAGGAACTTGGCATCGAGAACTTCGACGCCTGGCGCTCGATGTATGTCAGCTACGCCGCCAAATATGAACCGACCGAGGCGGGCGGCATCAAGGAAGTGACGCGCCTTGGCCGCGAATGGTCGAATATGAAGTCGCTGATGGATTTGTACTATTCCGTCGCCGATGCCGTGACGCAGGAGGAAATCCAGAAAGCCTATGCCGAGGACAACCCCGGCAAGGAATATCCCTTGCCCAAGGTGGCGTCGAAACTTGCAGGAAAGGGCGACCGCGAAATGGCGCTTGTGGCGCCGACGCCGGAGCAAATCCGAATCCTCAAGGACGTGTTCGATGGTTTCGAGGCATTGCCGGGCGAGCCAGATCGGAAAGAGCGCAACAAGAAGCGACTGACGCTGATGGATCGCGCCCGCAAGGTTTCGCTCGATGCTCGCGCCGTCGATCCAAATATCAACGTCACCAGCCAGGGCGGAAAGATCGCGGAAATCGTAAACCGTGTTCACCAGATTTACGACAAGTGGACGCCGGAAAAAGGAACGCAGATCATATTTCTCGACCGTTCCGTGCCGAAGGCCAAAGGCGATGATAAAATCCTGAAAGCCTACGACGGACTGCGGGACAAACTCCGCGAGGCGATCAACGCCGGGGATGAGAACGCGCAGCAAAAGGCGCTCGATAGCCTTGAAAAATATGACGCGAACGAAATGGAATCGCTTCGCTCGGCGCAGACCGGCGGCTGGAACGCCTATGACGAAATCAAGAACCAACTCATGGCGAAGGGAATTCCAGCCAATGAAATAGCTTTCGTGCAGGAGGCCGGAGACAAGCCGGAGCAAAAGAGCGCCCTGTTCGACAAGGTGAAATCCGGCGAGGTTCGCGTCATCATTGGATCGACCCCGCGCATGGGCGCTGGAACCAATGTGCAGGATCGGCTTGTTGCTTTGCACCATGCCGACGTGACATGGAAGCCCTCCGATATCGAGCAGCGCGAGGGGCGCATCGTGCGGCAGGGCAATATGTTCGTGGAATCGCATTTCCCGAACGGACAGCCGAACCCGAATTACAAGCCGGGCTTTGCCGTCGATGTCATCGCCTATGCGACGGAACGCTCCATCGACGCCAAAATGTGGGCGCTGAACGCCGACAAACTTAAGGCGATCAACGGAATTCGCAAATACGACGGTTCGTTCAACATGGAATTCGAGGACGAGGAATCGGCCTCCATGGCGGAAATGGCCGCTCTCGCCACCGGCAATCCCAAGATGGTCGAGCGCGTAACCCTCGTCAGCCAGATCGGCAAGCTGGAAGTGCAGGGGCGGGCTTTCGGACGCCGGATGAACGCCATGCGCGACCAGCTTTCGAGCGCCAGGCGCGATGTTGAGACGGCGCCGGCGAAAATCGAACGCAATCGCGCTTTCGCCGATGAAGTCGAAAAGAAAATGGAGCCGATCAAGGAGCGTTCGGCCAAGCGTTCCGTCATGATCGGGGACAAGCCTTATACTGAACCCATGAAGGCGGTTGAGGCAGCGCGCGAAATCGTCCGTGAATACATCATAAGTAAATTCGGAGACGTTCCAGAAGGTGAAAAGGTGCGTTGGTCTATTGATATCGACGGCGAAAAAATCACCAGCCACGATGCTTTGAACAAGGCCATTCGGACCAAATTGGGGACGCCTGATTTTGAGGCCGAAATCGACGGCAAGACCATTTTGGACGACGGTTTTGCCGCGTCGGCCATTATGGAAAAGGCCAAGGGAAAGGGCGATACCTACACTCTGGATGGAATAAAGATCAACGGCGTTCCCGTCGAAGTCGATGTGGAACCATGGAGTCACAATCCGAAGGAAGATCGCTCGATCAGCTTTTCCGCCCTGAACGACAAAGGGCAGGAATTGGCCGGAATTGGCTACGTGGTGAAAGGTGGCATCAATTGGGGCGCGGTCGATTCCGCTCTTACCAAATTACGCCAGATGATGAGGCCGGAGGAATTCCGCTGGACTGCGGATCGAACCGAAAAGGCGGCGGCGGAATCGGCCAGAAAAATCCCCGATCTGGAAAAGGAAGTCGAAAAGAAGTGGCCGCAGGAGGACGAGCTGAAAGAAAAGCGCGCCCGCAAGATCGAAGTCGAGAACGAAATCCAGGGCGAAGATCCGGCCAACGTCACCGATCCAAACGCTGTCCCTGGCGGCGAGGAAGTGCCGGAGGGCGCAGAACCCGCCGAATCCGACGAGGGCGAGGAACACCAGCAGTCGGCGCGCGGAAAAATCAAGATCGTGGAGGGCCAGCGCAAGGTCATCACCTTGTTTGCCGAGCGCAATGCCTCGACCATGATCCACGAAACCGGCCATGACTGGCTGGATAATCTTCTGAAAGACGCCGCGCACCCGCTGGCTCCGGATCAATTAAAAACCGATGCGACCACGACGCGCAAATGGCTCAAGGCGGCCGATGGTGCGGAAATCACCAAGGCGCAGCATGAAAAGTTCGCGCGGGGATTCGAGCAATATTTGCGCGAGGGCGTAGCTCCATCCAAGGATCTGGCTGGCGTTTTCGCCAAGTTCAAATCGTGGCTGATGAACATTTACAAGACCCTCACCGGGCTTGGAAAACCGATCAACGCCGATATTCGCGCCGTGTTCGACCGGATGCTGGCCGAACCGCAATCGGCTGTCGTGGCGCCGGAGCGTAGCGCCGTTGCATCGTTGGCCGACCATCACGAAATCGACGCCAAAGAGACGGAACCGCAACACGCCGAACCCGCCATGGATCGCGTCATTTCAGAACGTGACAGGGCAATCGAGGATTTAACGCCGGAGGTACAGCATGAACTCGAAACCGCGCGCGGGGAAATCGCCGCGACCCAACAGGAAGAACCCGGCGGCGCAGCCGGCGCAGGAACCGAGCCTGGCGGACAAGGTAGCGCAGGCGCAGGCGGACAAGGAAATGTGGGGCCAGGTGGCGGCGCATCCGAACCTGTCGACGGAGGCGGCGAGCGCGGCGCGGGATCTGGCGCGATCGAGCGCGGCGGCGCTGACGTTGGGACAGAAAGCTCTGACGTATCAGGACGCCAACAGCGACCAGATGATGCCAACCTTGCTCGGAGTGGGCAACCCGCCCCAAGGCCAGCCGAGCAATTCGGGCCAGAACCCGCCGAATTCGTAGATAAGGCCGGAAATATCCGCCTCGACAACGTGAACGGCGCCGAGGACTTGAAGGAACTCCTGCGCGAGACGGCGGCGGCGAATAATGATTTCATCGGCGACCGGCGCGGAAAGATTTCCGATTCTGAAAGCACGGCCATGGCGCGCGCGCTATTGGGGGCCGATCCTGATTTCTGGACAGCGAAAAAACTCGGCGATGCCTACAATGCCGAACAGGCTCGCGCAATTCAGATGATTGCGGTTCAGTCGGCGCGCGACACTCGCGCAGCCATGAACAAGGCGGCGGAGACGCAGGCCGACGAGGATGTAATCGCTTACGCTAGGGCGAAAGCGCGTCACCAGATGATCCAAGCGGCCTATTCGCAGGCTACGGCGGAGGCGGGCCGGGCGCTGCGGGCGCTGCGCAAGTTGCAGGAGGCTTGGACACCGGAAGCGGAAAGCATCGACACGTTCTTGCAGGGTGCGACCGGGACAACTCTTTACCAGTTGAAGGCGGAGGCGAAACTCGGCGCGGCGCTCGACTCGCCGGACAAAATCGCCAAGTTCATTGCCGACTCGCAAAAACGGTCCTTTGGCTCGATGCTGATGGAATACTGGATTAACGGGCTGATTTCCGGACCCGCCACGCATGTCACGTACACTATTGGCAACATGATGCTGGCGCTCGAAAAGGCCGGGCCGGAAACCCTGGTGGCTGCGATGATCGGAAAAGCGCGGGCCGGAATGGGCCGGGCCGGGCCTGTCGTCCATGGCGGCGAAGTCGGCGCGCAATTCAAGGGCCTGAAGGCAGGCATGGTTCCTGCGCTCAAAGCCTCCGTCGATGCGTTGAAAACCGGCAAAACGACGCTCCTGCCAAGCGAACACCAATTTGGAAATATGCCGTTCGCAGGAGAAAGCCAGTTCGCTGAACCGGCGCATCTGGATGAAAACGCCAGCATGGCCGATGTCGGCGCGAGCGCCTTCGGCATGATGCGTGGCTTGTTCGATGGTTTTCGTGCGGGCGGCGGATTGCTCGACGCGGCAGGGTTGAAAGACCAGCCGACGTTTTCGACCAATTATTCAGCGACAGGCGCCATTCCAAATTTCGATGTTGGATCGGTTCGGATTCCTGTCGGAGATATCGCCCGCGCGCCGTCGCGCATGATCGCGGCGATTCACTCACTATTCCGTTCGTTGAACTACTCCATGGAAAAGGCGTCCTTGGCCTATCGCCAGGCCGTGAACGAGGGCTTGAAAGGAAATGCGCTGGAGGCGCGCATTGGCGAGCTTTGGCAGAACCCCGATGAAAACCTGATAGCAACGGCGCGCACCGCCGCGACCGATTTGACCCTGATGGGCCAGGGCGGGCAGTTGACCAAGGCGATGTCGCGGCTGACCAATATCAAAGTTGATTTGCCGGTTCTCGGCGAAACGCAGCTTTTGAAATTTATTGATCCGTTCGTTCACATTTCCTCGAACGTCATCGACCAGAGCATCATCCAGCGCACACCCCTTGGATTGATCCTTTCGCCGGAACTGCGCGCCGATGTCATGGGGAAAAACGGCACAATTGCACAGGACAAGGCGCAGGCGAGGATGCTTTGCGGAACGGCGCTTTCGCTCCTGTTCGGGAGCCTCGCCGCCAATGGCTATGCGTCAGGCTCCGGACCCTCCGATCCGAGGCAGGCCGCAATGTGGCGTCTGGCGGGCAATCAGGCGCATAGCGTCCGCGTTGGCGATATCTGGTACGACACCCACCGCCTTGGGCCGATGGGGATGCTGATGGGCGTGGCGGCCGATATGTACGATGTCGCCCATGCGGCGGGCGAGGGCGATATGCTCGCCGCCGGCGCGCATCTGCAACATGCGATCACGCAGAATATTCTGGATGAATCGTTCATGCGCGGGCCTGCGGAGTTGCTCAAGGCGGTTGAAGATCCGGGACGCTATGGCGAATCCTATATCCGCCAGTTTGCTTCCTCGTTCGTTCCCTACAGCGTCGGCATGGCGCAGATGGCGCGCGCCGCCGATCCATACTCCCGGCAGGCGCGCACCGTCATGGATGCGATCAAAGCGAAAATCCCCGGCTTGTCGGAGGAGCTTATGCCGCGCCGCGACGTGTGGGGAGAACCGATGGTCAATCATGATGCGCTCGGCGCCAAAGGCGTCACCGCAATCTATATGACGCAGATGAGCCGCGATCCGGTCAATTTGGCGCTTTTGAGCATCGGAATCGCTCCATCCAAGGTCGAAAAGAAAATTCGCGGAGTGGAGCTTGATCCAGATCAATATGACGAATATCAGCGCGTGGCCGGGCGCATGACGAAAATGCGCCTCGACGCGATCGTGAACTCTCAAGATTTTCAGTCGTGGCCGAATCATGTGCGGCATGACGTGATAACCGAGACGATCCGGCAATCGCGCGAGGCGGCGCGCGGCTATGTCATGCTAAAATATCCCGAAATTATCAGCCAGGCGCATGAAAACATGACGAGGAAAAACCGTGACTGATATCGCTCGACCGCCACAACAGGCTTTCAAACCGGGAAAAAGCATCGCCAGGAAACCTCCAGCTCCGCCGCGCGTCATCCTTCATGCGCCGGTCGCGCGCCATTATTTGTCTCCGCACGAAACTACACACGTTGAAAAAAATGACGTGAAAGCGTAAACATAAGGGGCGACGCCAAAACACACTTGGATTGAATTCCGCCAAGGGGTTGTCGCGTCATGTCCTCTCAAGATATTTTTCGCGCCAAAGCGCCAAAGGTCATTTCGTGGCTGATGCACGATTTTGGCCTGCAAGATTTTCAGGCCGCAGGCATCGTCGGAAACACCGGGCGCGAATGTGCCGGATTCACCGAATTACGCGAAGTCGGGCAACCGGCAGGACATGGCGGCTATGGCTGGCAGCAATGGACCGGACCGCGCGCCCATCTGTTCCTGAACTTTTGCGCCGCGCACAAGCTCGATTGGCGCTCTGACACCGGGAATTATCAATATCTCAGGCATGAACTGCAAACGACATACGCCTTTGTCGTGTCGCATCTGCATGAGTGCAAAACCGTCGAAGAAGCCACCGAGGTTTTTGAAAAATATTACGAACGTGCAGGCGTTCCGGCGATGGCTGACCGGATCGCCTGGGCGAAGATCGCCCTGTCGGCGGGCCATTCAACCATATCCTGATTGGAGACGTGCCGTGAAAGACCTGATTATCCAGTACCTAAGCCGAAAGCTGAAAGAGCCGTCCACCTGGGGCGGGATCACCCTTTGGATCGCCGGGCAGTTGCATCTGCAATTTTCCGTCGATTTCAACAACATTCTCATTCAGCTCGGCCTGAACGCAACCTCGCTCGCTCTCGTCCTTCTCAACGAAGGGCCGAAGGTCGTGCGCCCCATTCCGCCCACCGAAGGGAAATAATATGTCTCTCACTTCTGTTGAAACCGCCGTTCAGGGCGTTTTCGCCAAAATCATCGCCTTCGAGAAACTCGTTGCGCAGGATTTTGCGCATTTCGAGGCGTGGATTGCCAGCCAGGGTCCGGCCGGCGACGCTGCCTTGCAGGAACTGGCCTCGCTCGCCACCGTCGCCGCGCCGCTCGCCGCCGCCAATCCTGCCGTTGGCGCGGCCATGGCAACGGCTGTCACCGTGGCGGATGCGGCTGTTGCCGTGATCCATGCCGTTGCGGCCAATCAGACGGCGAACCAGCAACTCGGCCTCGTCAACGGCGCCAAGTCGATCATCTCGATCGCCGCGTCGATCAACCAAACGCATGGCGCTATTGCGGCGGCGAAAGGCTCCCTTTCGACGGCGATCGCGCAGGCGGTCAAGACGGCGACCTCCGCCCCGGCCCCGGTCGCGCCGGCGGCTCCGTGACGATCATCGCCGCGATCCTGGCGATGTTTGCGCCGAATCCATCAACGGTCCCTGTGCTTTGCATCCTCGACAGGCACGGCCAGACAATCATTTTCCGCGCGACCAACGCATCGGCCTGCGACAAGGCGCGCGGGATTACGTTGGAGAAGGTGCCATGAAAGCTCTCGGCGTTCTGATCGCCATCCTGCTTCTCGCCGGATGCGCTCCGCGTTGGGGTGGCCGCGATAATACCAATTGGGGCGCTCTGTCCCAACAGGTCGGAAAGCAGATCAACCGCTGAAAAACGCCGGGCCTCGACGCCCGGCGTTTTCAAATCTCTGAAAGGTGAATGAACATGACCGCGCCAAACATTCCGGATTGGGTCGAATATCTGTTTGGCGGCGGCGTTCTTTCATCCCTGGCTGGATTGCTTGGCTGGCACAGCGGGCGCAGGCGCGATTCGGCTATCGCAGACGCCAACGAGGCCGGAGCCAGAAAGAGCAAACTCGAAACGCTCGATCTGACCAAGAAGGAATCGGCTTCGTTCGAGGAAGCTCTGAACGAGCGGGCATTGGCAGTTATCACCACGCTGCAACGACACGTCGATGAACTGACTGTCGAAGTGCAGGCGCTTCGCAAAGAGACAGCGAGCTTGCGCGAGGAATTGCACCAAGAGCGGAAATACCGACTATTAAACAGCTTTCCAAAAGCCTGATGGAGCGCGGCGATGTCGGCCAAGCTGTTCCGCATCACATCAACGGTCAAAGTGAAATTCGATAACGCCAAGGCAATGCAGGCAGAGTGTCGAAGTCGTGTCAGGACCGATCCGGAATCAGCTTTGGCATGGGCGCGCGGATCTGACCGGAAAATGCAGGAGGCGTTGGAAGCCGCAGCATTTGACGCCGAATCCTCTGGCGCCGCACCGCTTCCTGATCCAAGCCCTTAGTTTCAAGATCGACGCAATCGTTCAACGCCCGCGTCATGGCGATAATTGCAAGTTCGCGGTCAAAATCAAATGCTGGTTTCGTCGTCATAGGACTCGCCTGTAAAGGGGTTGCGCTTGGGCAACGCGGGCTTGGCGATCCTCTCGCCGTCGAGACTATTGCGCGAGACTGGTTTAAATTTCCTGAACCCCTGCGATTGCATCTTGCCGACGCCGGCGGGCTTGGTCCGCAGTTCGTTATTCTCCTGCCGCTTCACTTTGGCTAGAACACCGGCCTGGGCGGCCGTAATAGCGTCGTGGCACCGTTCGCACAGGGCGAGGCCGTCCTTGGCCGTCAGCTTGCGGCTTTTGTCGATCTGCATGGCGTCTTGGTCGATATGATGCGCCTCGACATAGGAAACGATCAGGCCGCAGCCTGTTGCCTCGCATTGAAATCCTGTCGGTCGGCGCGCGCGGCGCTTTATCTCGGCGATGACCGAGGGGGGGAATTCACGCCGGCTCATCGGGAACCTCGATCATCGTGAAATGCGTGTGATAGCCGGTCCAGCCTCCGAGACTGCCGCATTGGATCAGCGGCGTTTCTTCCATGTTGGTGAACAGTTTCACCGCGATGGACGGGCCGAAGTCTCCCGGCGTCCCGACATAGGGCGGTTCTTCAATCGGGAATTTCCACCAAAGGACCGCGCCCATGTCCTCGTGATATTCGCTGATCGGTCTTGCTTTCATCGGATTCTCTCCCCTTGCGCGCCGGGCGGATCGAGCGCCCGCCAGACTTCCTTGCGCAAATCGTCGCTGTTGACGCCTTCCAGCCAGCGGCGGCAAATGACGTTGATCGCGGCGCGCATCACTTCATTGAATTCGTGCTGTTTCAGGCTCTCGAACGCGATGGACTTGGGCGAGTAATAGACCTCGCCGGTATCGGGCAGGATGGTAAACTCCGTGAAGCCACAGGCGATCTTCACCGCCCGGCTCGCCGCCTCCTGCAAGGGGAATATGTCGTGGTCGACCAGAATCGCCATAAGACCCCACCACAGGCGAAGCTGCTTGATCGAGCGGACGCCGCGAAACTTGCCAATGAACTGGTTTCCATCCTTGATGGATAGAAGCATCGCGGAGGCGACATCGTTCGCGGGCCGGATGGTCAATCCGTCCCGCGCCCAAATCGCTTGTGGTGTGTCTGTGCGGCTCATTAGAACGGAATACCATCGTCTGTGAGCGTTTCGCCTTTGGTCGGGGTCTTGGCCGTTTCGGCTGGTTTGTCAGCCGCCTTGGTCAATTCGTCATCCAGCTTGGATTTCTGCAACGCCGCCGCATGAGTTGTGAACTTGTTTTTCAGGTCGATGAAATAGGGATCGGACTTCCCGCACAAGGTTTCATTCATCACCTTGATTTCAGATTTCCACCATTCGCCTAGCTTTTGGATATCATTGATGACGCCGAACGTCGCCGCGCAGGCGTTCACATATTTCTGCTTGGCTGGATCGGGTAAATCCTCCCGGTCCTCGTTGATATCGCGCACCGGCTCGCGTACCAGCGGGATACCTTCCTGCGGATGATTATCGGCGTCCGCATCGCCGGTCGGCACCTTGAACAATTGCCGCAGGAAATACTTTTCCAGATAGGACGGCGCCGATCCATAGGCTTGTGGGCCATCGGCGCGGACCTGCATTTCGCGCTTGATCGGGCCATAGAAAACGCCGGAATCGTGATAGACGTAAATGTGATAGACGCCGATCAGCCAATTGGCTTTTTTCTCCTTGTTGTATTCATCCACCGTGACGCGCATCTGCACGTCGAGCGATTGCTCCAGCACAAGATCGAAGATGCCATTTGCCGCCATGAGAGGGCCGATTTGCTCATAGAAAGCGTCGACCGAGACATAGGCGTATTTGCGCCCAAAATCGGTTTTAGCGTCTTTTCCAATGGCTCTCACAGCTTTCATGACGCTGATAATGGCCTTGGCGATTTCCGGAGGCATCGGAGGCGGCGAAGCATCGAGCGCCTTGACGACAACGGGCAGGGAGGATTCTTCGGGGGAATGCGTTTCGCTGTCCATGGTTCAAACCCTCTCGTCAATCGTTTCGCGGATGCCGGCGGGCCAGTCGCCCTTCAACTTCTTCCAATCCCTGGCGCTGGAAATCAGGGCTTCGCGCACCTTGTCGGTCAATCCGACCGCTTGCAGCACCTTGATTGCGGCCTCCAGATCATCAATCAGGGGAACCGCAACCTTGCGCACGGAAACGGAGCGCGAGAACCCACCGCCGAGACGGACGTTCGAAGCGGCTTTATCGGCGCGCGTTTCGGCGCGATCAGCCTTCTTGAAAGCATCGAACGCCGCATCTGCCTGCGCCGTAGCTCCGGCGACATCGGTACATTCGCCGACCGCCGCATTTTCGATCGCTTCCTTTTCCGCCGCTTCCTTTTCGCGCGCTATCCGCTCGGCCTCGTCACGCTCGGCGCGAGCCTTTGCCAGCGCGGCGAGGCGCTCGGCCTCCAGCTTATCGAGCCACGCCTTGATGCGATTGCCCAACTGCGTCCGCAGGGCGTCGATCAGGTCGTAGGGCTTTTTGTATTTGGCGACCGCCGCACGATGCGCCTCGAACAGCGGTTTGGATTCGATTTCCTTCGCTTGGTTCAAATCGGCCAAAGTGGCTTTCGCGCGATCGAGGAAAGTCTTGGCTTCCGCCGCCGCCTTGTCATCGACAATGACGGGCGTGGTTTCGAGCCACTTCGACAAATCCGCCCACATGATGCGAGCGGAACTGATAGCCGCATCGGGCGGCGGATTATTGTGGGTTTTGGGGGGGAGTTCGGCGTCGTCCATGGTCAATGTTTTCCGTTCACGCGGCTGTCCATCTTGTCGTCGCGGGCGCGGTCACAGGCGTCATCTTCCCATTCTTCGCGGCGCTCGCGCGCTTCAATCGCCTCCTCATCCTCGTCGCCCGCGTAGGGGCAATTATCGGGGCCGGGGCAATGTCCCGGCATGGTTCCGTCAGGATCGCACACACAACGGCGGCGGCGGAAAGCCCTGAAATGTCTCATGGCTAGATTTCCTCCAGAACTGCGGCGCCGGCGGCGAGGCCGAGCTGTTCGACCGAGGGCTGGTCATCATGCCCATAGATCGCATTGAGCGCGGCGGCGACTTGCCCTGCCCGGCCTTGTCCGTCGCGGAAATAGAGCGTCCACATCATTTCGAGGCCCTTGTCGGTTTTAAGCATGATATCGACGTAATCGGACCCGCCAGGGGATTGGTCCGCCCTGATATCCACAACTCCATGGCACGACATTAAAATGGTCATTTTTTCCATTCCTTTTCTATGGCGCGCACGAAATCGCGCGCGTCTTCCCAACTGAAAGAACCACATTCACGGAGCCGGATGCACCGATCCGTGAACGCATGTCCTTCGCTGCCCGACAAAATCTTGCGAGCCAACGGCAAATTATCGTTAAACCAAACGTCGTCCGCCCGGTCATTTTTGCGTTTGGCATCCCAATAATCCGCGCCACGATAGGTCATAATGTTTCCTTCCGAAACAGATGGTGCCACCAATCGAAACCAATGGCAAGCTATTTTGGAATGGACATGGCTTGCGAAATGCGAATTTTTCCGCTACGTTCCGAAACATGAAACTTCAAGAATGGCTCACCAAAAACGCGATGACGCACGAACATTTCGCCCAAATCATCGGCGTTCAGCGTTCTTCCGTCACCAATTACGTGTCAGGGGCAAAAATCCCGCATCCGCGTGTTTTGCAAAAAATCAGCGTCGAAACCAAAAACAGGGTGACGCTCTTGGATTTCATCGACTCCAATGATGAATGGAAGGCTAAATATGAAAAACATTCGTGATGCGGGCGTGATCCTTGGCCTGCTGGAAGATGGCGACCTGATCGCCGATCTGACCAAGGAAATCGAGGAAGGCAAGCGCAAGACGCGCGAGATTGCCGGCGGCAAGGGATCGGGCCGGTTTTCGGTCACTCTCAAACTGAATTTCGACATGGAAGGATCGTCCTGCGAAATCAAGGCCGAGGTATCTTCCGTCGTGCCGAAGGCGCAGCGGGGAAAATCCTTCCTTTTCGTCACCGAGGACGGTTTTTCCACCGATCATCCTCGCCAAATGTCGATCGAGGACGTTACCGAACGCAAATTCGGTCGCGGGGACTGAACCAAACCAATTTTCAACACTGAAACGCAGGAGCATCAAAAGTGGCCGACTTGGAAAATGACGACAGCGCCGAATTGCGCTTTGTGGATCATCTGGCGCGCGTCGCCGATCCGATCAAATTTGAAAAAATTGTGGTCGATGGCGTCGAAATCACGCTCGGCGCCGTCTATCAGGGCTTGGACGACGGTTATCAGGTCATCAATTTCGAGCCGATTGTCGAGCAGTTCCGCGACCGTCCCCGCTCGATCAAAGGCGCGGCTACCGCGCTGACCCTGGCGAGCTTTATCGAACTGGTGAATCGCCACAAGGACGACGGTTCGGCGGTTTTCGCCAATATCCTGTCGCCGTCGCCGTACCTGATGGCGGTTATCGACTACCACGAACTGGACCACGAACCGCGATTCGGGCGGCATGGCATCAATTATTCGTTCCCATTGTCCGACGAATGGAAGGCATGGCGCGATGTGAACACCAAGCCGCTTTCGCAGGAGGTTTTTTCTGCATGGCTGGAGGACCACCTTCCGGATCTTGCGACGGCGACGGCGCAGGAAAAGGAGGAAATCGAACCGAAACTCCAGATCGAATTTGGGACGCCTATCCAGATCGCAACGCTTTCGCGCGGCCTGACGGTTCATGTCTCGTCCGTAGTTTCCGAGTTGACCGTCCTCCAGTCCGGAGCCGGTTCCGTGCGGTTCGAGGAAAGCCACAACGGCGCCGATGGCAAGCCGCTCAAAATTCCCGGCCTGTTCATCATCAATATTCCGTTGTTCGTCGGCGGCGAGGCTGTACGCATCCCTGTGCGGCTGCGCTATCGCAAGGTCGGTGCGTTTATTAGCTGGTCATTCTATCTGTTCCGGCCTGAATATTTTGTCCGCGAAGCCTTGAAACTCGATCTGGCGACGGTCGAGCAGGAAACCGAACTGCCGGTTTATGAAGGCGCGCCGGAAGCGTAATTGCCCGCGAGGATGAGGCGGAGGACCGGGCCAACCTCCGCCTATTCAAAAGGCCCATTGTAAAATCAACGCTGGAGTTAAAAAGATGAGTAGACCTGTTCTTGTAACAACAGAATTTCGTGGGGTGTTTTTCGGTTATGCCAATGACACTAGTGGCGATAACATCACGTTGGAGAACGCCCGAAACTGCATCTATTGGCCTTCCAAAAATGGCGGGTTTGGAGGTCTGGCCAATGAAGGCCCTGCGAAGGGAGCGAGGATCGGCGCCGTCGTTGAAAAAATCGACCTCCGCAAAGTTACTTCTGTTGCCGAAGTGACAAAGGTCGCCGAGAAAGCTTGGGTGGGTGCAGATGTCTATCGAGGGTAACTCCGGCTCCGGCTACGGCTACGGCGACGGCTACGGCTACGGCTACGGCTACGGCTCCGGCTACGGCTACGGCTACGGCTACGGCTACGGCTACGGCTACGGCTACGCCTCCGACGACGGCTCCGGCTACGGCTCCGGCTACGGCTTCGGCGACGGCTACGGCTACGGCTACGGCTACGGCTACGGCTACGGCTCCGGCTACGGCTCCGGCTACGGCTCCGGCTACGCCTCCGACGACGGCTATGGCGACGGCTCCGGCTCCGGCTCCGGCTCCGGCTACGGCTACGCCTCCGACGACGGCTCCGGCTACGGCTCCGGCTACGGCTTCGGCCCCGAAACATAATCCAAAGTTTGCCTGCCATTCCCCCCAACACTTGGCGGGCATAGGTTCCCCTTCCGCCGCGCGACACCGGCGGGAGGGGGATTTCAAGAAATGGAAATCCCATGGCGCAAAACACTTCTCACGCGGTCATGTCGCAGCGCATCGAGGCGCACGACTCGCTCGATTATTTCCCGACGCCACCTTGGGCGACACGCGCGCTTTGCGAGTGGCTGGAAGGCCAGCAAGAGCAATTGGCGCTTCGCACGGCTTGGGAACCGGCTTGCGGAGAATGTGACATGGCGCGGCCTCTCGCCGAATATTTCAAATCGGTCGAAGCGTCGGATATTAAAGATTATTCGATCCACAGAGGCAAGGAGCAAACCCGCGTCGGAGATTTCCTGCTTACGTGGGAACATCCTCCGCACCATCGGCAAGCCCCGCGCGATTGGGTTATCACAAACCCGCCGTTTCGGCTTGGCGAGCAATTCGCTAGAACGGCCCTATCGGTCGCAAAGCGCGGCGTCGCGCTGCTTGTTCGGACAGCTTTCCTTGAAAGCGCGGAACGATTCCGCTCGCTCTATTCGGAGACACCACCGACAGACATTCTCCAATTTGTTGAACGAGTGCCGATGTTCAAGGGGCGACTCGACAAGGGCGGATCAACCGCTACGGCCTATTGCTGGCTGGTATGGCGCAAGCCGTCGCCATACAGAACGCAATTCCATTGGCTCGCGCCTTGCCGCAAGGCGCTTGAACGCCCTGGCGATTATGACTGACCGCAAGCCCTTCGCACCGCGAGACGATTCCGATGCTCAAATCATCGTCAACGAGGCGCTCGCCAATGCGCAAAGCATCCCGAAACCGTCCGTTGCCGATCTGATCGAGGAAATTGAGGCCGAGATTGACCGCAGAACGTCGTCGGCTCATGTCTGGACCCGCGATGGCTACGATTGCACCGGGGATGAGTGGACGCGGCGTATGGGCCTCCTGATGGCTACAGCGCGTCTTTTGAAATTTGTGGCGGCGCATGAGCGCGAAATTGCTAAGGCGGTCAAGAAATGATTATCCGGCTGGAAGAAGTCGCCATTAAATTCGCCGACAAGGTTGGAACCCTGCGCCGGATGGCGGCAATCGAACTTGGACGCAAATCGACCAACAATTGCATGGTCGATAATCAGCGCGCTCTAGCCATGGATATCATGGGAGCGCGCGCCGAGGCGGCCGGTTATCTAGCTCTGAAACCGATCAAATGGCATTGCTCTGTCGACAAGGACGTGCGCGATCTTCCGGATTTAGGCGATTTCATCGACGTGAAGGGCATCGAGCGAGAGCATCATTCTCTGGTCGTGCAGTCCACTGGAAAACCGCATTGGGCCTATCTGCTGGTCGATGGGAGCAGGCAGCCCGATTATTTCATGGCTGGATGGCTTTGGGGAAGCCAAGTCATGCAGGAACGGTTCTGGCGCGATCCTGCCGGCGACAGGCCTGCGTATTTCGTTCCGCGCGCCGAGCTGCGTCTGTTCGAGGAATTGCACAGGATCGTCCGCGAGCGCCAGGGCGATGCGGCATGACCAAGCCATGGGCCTATTACAATGAATTCGACCCTTACACCGCCGCCTGGCTGCGAAATTTGATCGCTGCCGGCATCATTCCAGATGGAGAGGTTGATGAACGATCTATTCTCGATGTCGACCCTGCCGATGTCGCCGGATTCACCCAAGCCCACTATTTCGCAGGCGTCGGCGGATGGGCCTTCGCGCTCCGCCTCGCCGGATGGCCCGACGAGCGGCCAGCGGCGACCGGATCATGCCCATGTCAGCCGCTTTCGAGCGCGGGACTCCAACAAGGTCATGTCGACAAACGACACATCTGGCCCGCTTTTTACAACCACATCACCAAGCGCCGCTTTCCAGTCGTCTTTGGAGAACAGGTTACGAATCCACTTGGACGTGAATGGCTCGCCGGAGTGCGAGCTGACATGGAAGCAGCAAGATATGCCTTCGGGGCCGCCAATCTGCCGGCTTGCTGTGTCGGCGCGCCGCACGAAAGATTACGGGCGTTCTTTGTGGCCGACGCCGACGAGTTTGGCGCCAGCGAAGAACGGAAACAACGAGGCCGGATGGATTTGAGGCCATGATTTTCCTTTGACGCCTTTCAAGCATGGGCGTAAAAAAGAAAAGGCCCGCCAGGATGACCAGTCCTGACGGGCCGTAAACCGAAGCCTTGACGGAGGCTAGGTTCCACTAGGACACCTGTAAGGAGGTCTGTCCCAATGCCGACGTTTATACCTAACATTCGCGCTAGATTCCAGCCTGCGTTTTCGGACTGGACGCGAATTTTATCACCGTCGACGCCGAACACAAAAGGTTCGGAATATACTCACTCCGGCCATGGGAGTGAGGCAAGATGAAAAACCCATGGTTTCCATTTTATATCGCCGATTACCTTTCCAAGACATTGCGCCTGACGACGCTCCAGCATGGAGCATATCTCCTTCTCATCATCGAACCGAGGGCGAGGAAATGAGCAAGCAAAGATCGGCGGCGCAGGTCAGGAGCGATAGGCTAGCTGCCGCGCGCGAGATAGCCACGCATGGCAACCGATCGAAAAAAGATAAGACCCTCGCGGAATGGAGGGAAAAATAATGGCCCGTATCCGCAGCATTAAACCTGAATTCTGGTCGAGCGAACAAGTCGTCGAATGTTCGCCGATTGCTCGCCTCCTGTTCATCGGCATGTGGAATTTCTGCGACGACCTTGGCCGGCATCCTCTGAGCGTCAAGACGATCAAGGCGCGGATTTTCCCCTCTGACGACATTTCGGCCGACGAAGTTTCAAACTTGGTTTTGGAACTGGAGCGCGAAGGCTTGATCGAAGGCTATCTTGTTGATGGTAAAGGCTATCTCCACATTACCGGATGGCACCATCAGAAGATTGATAAGCCGCAGCCGGCGAAATATCCGGGGCCTGAATGTGGGCCGTCGATGCCAATTCGTCGAATATTCTCCGAATTGTCGGCGAATGATCGTGGATCGGTATCGACGGAAAGGAAAGGAAGGGAAGGGATAGGAGAGGATTCTAAATCTATCCATAGGGTAGAATCTCTACAGGATAGTAACAGCGCGCCGCCCGATGGTTTAGCTGTGATCTATGGGGGACGGTCATGACCGCTCGCCCACTTCGACCTCACCAGACGCTCGCCCTCGATCTGCTCAAGGCGTCGATCCGCTCCGGAAAAAAACGCCCGGTCCTCCAAGCGCCAACTGGCTTTGGGAAAACCCGCGTCGGCGCCGAGATTGTTTCTGGCGCGCGCCGCAAGGGAAACCGCGTCACGTTCTGCGTCCCTGCGCTGTCGCTTATCAACCAGACGTTCGAGGCGTTCGTGCAGGACGGCGTTGACCCTTCGGACATGGGAATAATTCAGGCCGATCATCCGTGGACCCGGCCACATGCGCCGATCCAGATTGCCAGCGTCCAAACCCTGGCAAGACGGAAGTTTCCGATTACGGACATGGTTGTGGTGGACGAGGCGCATATCCAGCACGACATCATCAAAAAATGGATGGCCGATCCTGCCATGGCTGGAAAACTGTTTGTGGCTCTGAGCGCCACGCCATGGGCGAGGGGTATGGCGCTGCAATGGGATGATTTGCTCAAGCCGACATCGACGCGCGAGCTTATCGACCAAGGCTACCTGTCGCCATTCCGTGTTTTTGCGCCGTCTCATCCGGATCTGTCGAAGGTCAAGACGATCGCGGGCGACTACCAAGAGGATCAACTCGCCGATGCAATGGGACAGCCATCTATCACGGCGGATATCGTCTCGACGTGGCTTGAAAAAGGGCCGGGAGAAAAAACGCTGTGTTTTTGTGTCAATCGCGCCCATGCCCAAAAGGTTCACGATGCGTTTGAGGTGGCGAAAGTGCGTGTCGCCTACATCGACGCCAATACCGAGCGCGAGGAACGAGAATCCATAGGCAAGGCGCTTTTGCGCGGCGATGTGCAAGTCGTCTGCAATATCGGATGCCTGACCACCGGAATTGATTGGGACGTGCGCTGCATCATCCTCGCCAGGCCGACCAAATCGGAAATGCTCTATTGCCTCGACGCTGAAACAGAAATCCTCACTTCGCATGGCTGGAAGGGGATAGGCGAGGTCAAGGAAGGCGCCTGCGTTGCCTCTTGTGATGGCGACAATACCGCAGCCGGTAGATGGTCGCGCGTTTTGGCGGTCATCGAGCGCGATATGACGCCCGAAGAAAAGTGGGTTGAATATGACGCGCCGCGCGCGAATTTTCGCGTGACAGATCGCCACCGGATGATTTTTGAAGGTGCGAATGAGTCTGGCGGCTGGCGTATCGGGACCGCGCTGGAAATGGCCAAATGCAAGGGAGGCGCAAAGCTCCCGACAGCGGTTTATTTCAACCAGCCAGGTGTGCCTCTGACTGCCGACGAGTTGTATTTCATCGGCATGATGATGACGGACGGGACATGGTCGCATACGTCCGGGGCAATCAGCCAATCGGAGCGCCACCCGAAAATCATTGAGCGGATTGAACAGACCTTGCAGGGCTGCGGTATCGGCTATTCAAAGCGGCGCATCCCGCCGCCGCCTGCTGGCGCTGCTGTATCTGAAAGGTTCCCACGTTGGTGCTTTAACTTTTCAGCCGGGAAGCCGAAAGCCCACGCCTCGATGGGTCGTGCGATGTGCGGCAACGAGTTCAAGGGGGAATATCAAGCGGTAGAGGGGACGACTGGATTTCGCCATCTCATGCCGTTCCTGGACAAAGATTTGTCGCCAGCATTGATGCAGATTTCTCGGACGCAGCTTATCGAATTACTCAAAGGCATTTGGGACGGCGATGGCTCTAAAAAGCTCAACGTCGGCTATGATCCGAAGACGCTGGAAATATGCTCTGCCCGGTTGCCGATGCTGGATCGCTTGCAGGCATTGTGCGCAATCCACGGCATGACGGCGAATTTACGCTGCGAAAACGGGCCAAGTCGTCCGACACCGATGTATTTTCTGTCGATCACCGACAAATCATGGCGCTCTTGCGGTGGGTATGCCTCGACGGGGAAGAACGGCGGGACTGCGCGCAATCCTCGCCCGCAGATTGAAATCAAACCAGCGACCGACGAGCGTGTTTGGTGTGTCGAAACCGAGCATGGGACGATCGTCACCCGCCGCCGAGGCAAAGTCACGGTGATGGGAAATTGCCAGATCATCGGGCGCGGCCTGCGGACAGCGGACGGCAAGGACTTTTGCCTCGTCCTCGATCATTCCGACACGACGCTGCGGCTCGGCATGGTGGACGAAATCGACCACGATGAACTGGACGACGGAACCAAGAAAAAATCGAGCGGCTCCGACAAGGAGGAAATCGAAGAAATCGGCCTGCCAAAAGCCTGCGATGCCTGCGGCTGTCTGGTTCCGCCCAAAACCCGCGAGTGTCCGGCCTGCGGCCATGTTCGGCGTCCGAAGTGCAACGTGGTCGAGCGCGACGGCGCGCTGGCGGAATTGGAGCGCGGCGGCAAGCGTGGAAAGCCGATGGACGTAACATCGCGTCTCGGCGCCATGCCGCGCAAGGAATTGTGGGCGGAGATTCGCGGGATGCAGGAGCTTTTTGGCTGGAGCGATGGAAGAACCGCGCATTGCTATCGAGACATCACCGGAGCATGGCCGAAGTTCGCGAAATATGCGACGGCGCTTGAACCCTCCAATCTGTTGCGGGGATGGGTGCGAGCAAAGTCTATCGCCTATGCGAAGGCAAAGGCGGCGAAAGAGGGAGTGGCGGCGGAATGACAATTGCCCGCGTTCTATCCTATTCCGGCGGCAAGGATTCGACGGCGCTCTATCTGCTCGCGCTGGAGCATGGAAAGCCCTTTCGTGCCGTCTTTGCCGACACCGGGAACGAACACCCGACGACGCTAGATTATGTTCGCGACCTGCCGGCCAAAACCGGCGGTCCCGAAATTCAATGGGTCAAGGCCGATTTCTCAAAGGATTTCGAGCGCAAGCGCAAATTTATTGCCGCCCGATGGCCGTCCGATGGCATCCCTGCCGAGCGGGTCGAGCGCGCGATCCAACTACTCACGCCAACCGGCGTCCCCTTCCTCGACTTATGTATGCTCAAGGGGAGGTTTCCTTCTGTTAAATCGCGATTCTGCACGGACGAATTGAAACTCGTCCCGATGTTCGAACAAGTGACGGGGCCGCTCGCGCGGGCCGGCGCGACAATCGTTTCGTGGCAGGGCGTCCGGGCCGAGGAAAGCCTGGCGCGATCATATCTGCAATTGCGCCAGCGCATCAATCTCGCGCCGTATTCGTCGCGCAAGGCGGTAATGACCGAGGCCGAGGGCTGGCGCTGCTATGCCTTCCGCCCGCTTATCAACTGGAAAGTGAGTGACGTATTCGCTTTCCATGCGCGGCACGGCTTGGCGCCGAACCCGCTCTATTCGCAGGGAATGACGCGCGTCGGCTGTATGCCTTGCATCATGGCGAAAAAGGCCGAATTGCGCGAGATTGCCGCGCGATTCCCCGAACACATCGACAAAATCGAGGAATGGGAGACAATTTGCGCCGGCACGGCAAAGCGAAGCGAGTGTGCGACATTTTTTGGCGCCTGCGACGATCCTAATTATATCGAAGGTGAGACTGTAACCCTTGAAAAATATGGCGTTCGTAACCGCGTCAACTGGTCGCGGACATCGCGTGGCGGCAAGCAGTTCGACATGGGGCTGATGGCCGATTTCAACACAACTTGCAGCGGGTGGGGGACGTGCGAATGAACGCTCACGCCAATATCCACGATCAGGCGCGAGGCCGATGGCGCGATATCCTTGGATTGATCGGCATCGACGGCAAGGCGCTGTCGGGAAAACATGCGCCATGCCCTATATGCGGCGGCAAGGACCGCTTTCGATTCGATGACAAGGCCGGATCTGGATCGTTTTTTTGTAGCCATTGCGGGGCGGGTTCCGGCGTCGATCTGGTGATGAAATTCAAAGCCTGCGATTTTGTCACCGCCAAAGTCATGATCGAACCGCACATTGGCGCCTCCTCGATCGCCATTCCGAAGGCGGGGCGGTTCGATGAAAACCACGAATCGCGCATGGTTGCAGCCTGGCAACGGGCAAACCGGATGCAGGATTACGACGCGGCGGGGAAATATCTCATTCGCCGGGGGATAGTGGCGGGCGACTTGGGCGGCGCATGGCCGACGCAGCTTCGATTCGTCGGCGAAGCGGCCTATCGCCACCATGACGAGAGCAAGACCTTTCATCCGGCTTTGATGGCGAAATTCGTCTCGCCTGACGCATCGAGCTTCACGCTGCACCGGACCTATCTCGACGCCGAAGGCCGCAAGGCGGCGCTGGATGACTGCCGCAAGCTCGCGCCGGGGAAGGTTCCCGCCGGCGGCGCCGTGCGCCTTGCGGCCTCTGCGGAGACGATGGGCGTGGGCGAGGGCATCGAGACATGCCTGAGCGCCTCGATCATCTGGAAGGTGCCTGTATGGGCCTGCTTGACCGCCGGGCTTTTGCAGAAGTGGCAACCGCCTGCGACGGCGAAGAACATCATCATTTTTGGCGACAACGACAAAACTTTCGCCGGGCAATGCGCCGCCTTCGGGCTGGCCTATCGTCTGGCTGGAGAGGGCTTTGCCGTTGAAGTGCGAATTCCGGACGAGCCGGGATGGGACTGGAATGACCAGCTCCTAGAGGACCGTGAAATCAATCCCGATTTCACGGCAATTACAGAAGGAAACCCTGACCATGCTTTGGAAGAAATTGGACTCATCGAATATTGACGCCATCGCCCACGACGAGGGCGAGAACGAGTTGCATGTTCGGTTCAAAAACGGCGCGACCTATATTTATTCGGGCGTCGACGGATCGAAAGCCAGCGCCCTGGCGGCGGCGGAATCTCCGACGCGGCATTTCAACGCGCACATCAAGATCGGGCATCCGGCTCGGAAATTGGTGGCGCAATGACACAGAAAAAGGGCCGGTTCTCGCCCCAAGAGGACGCCGTAATCATCATAGGGACGCTGCGCGGCGATTTTGCGCGCGTGACGGCCGCCGCGATCAATCGTGACCCAAGGGACGTTCGCAGCCGCGTGCACCACCTGCGCAAGCAGGGAAATCTACCGCCATCGTGCAATCCACGGCGCGTCCACGGAGCGCATGAGGAGGACGGCCAAATCAGCGGCGATAACCGAGGATTCCTCGATGCGCTGGCGCAGGAACATGGAGACTGGCTTGCGCGTTGGCAACCCGCCCCTCCCGCGCGATCTGTTCCGTTCCGCGCGAGCATCGACGCCTGACAATAAAAAACGGGGCGTTTTCTCTAACCAAAGGTTAGTCCCCATGCTGCTTCAACCAAGTTGGAAAAAGGCGAAGCTGCTTGGGGATAAGCATTATCTCACAGGGAAGCCATGTAAGTTTGGGCATATAGCGCCAAGGTTCACGAGTAGTGGCCAATGCACGGAATGCGAAAGAGCGCGCGTATCTGCGTGGCAAGCGGAGCTAACCAGAGGCGGGATGCACGATCCATCGAACATAGAGTTGCGTTGCAAATCGTGCAATTCAAGGAAAAACAATAAAGACCCATACGATTATGCGCTCTCACTTGGTAGGCTGGTCTGACGAAAGCGCCGGGGTTTCGCCCGGCGCTTTCATTATGGAAGATCAATCCGCACCGGACCCCAATCGAACGTCAGTCCGGAGGCGACGGCGGCGCAACATAATTTGTAGCGGCGCCAATTTCGCGCCTCGATCGCCACGTTGGTCGTGCGGCGATAGCCTAACTCGAAATCCATGATCGAGGCGACAGAGAACCCCGTCAGTTCGGATAGGGCAGAGCGCGTCAAGTTCATGTGTTCACGCCATTGGCGGGCGCGTTCCGGTTCGGTCATGGGTTTCTTTTCTTTCGATGTCGTTCCATCCGAAAAATTCAAGCAGTTCGGCGTCGAAAAACAGCATGAGGACGCCGATCCACGCCGCAAAAAGATGCAGATAGGTCATGGAGTCCCTCCAAACCAAATGATGGCGATGACGGAGAGGACAATCCCCGCCAGAATGAGACGCAGGCTAACTGCGAATTCCAGTTCAGCCTGCGTCATGGGTTGATGTCGGGGAGGCGTCAGCATGTCTCAAGCCTCCGTTTTGGCGCTCTCGCGCTCGGCAATCATGGCGTCAGCGAGCGCATAGGCCCGGCGCGCAGCCTCGCGATAATCCGGCGCTAGAAGCGGGGCGAAAGCGGGTGCAACAGCGGCTGCGAAGTAATCGCGCGCGGTCAGACCGAACTGGGTAAACCGGGTCGGTTCCGTGATAGGGAAAGCAAAACCGCCGTAATTGATTGTGTTTCTCATGGCTCAAGCCTCCTGTTGGCGTTCGATGATGACGTAGCCGAGCGAGCGGATAATCTGCATGGCGCGCGGCGTGATGGTCTTGGTTCCGGTCAAGTCGGCGAATCGTTTGGCGTTGTCGCAGATCGGGTAATAGGTGAACACGCCGTAGTTCTGATGGCGTTCGAGCGTGATAGCGCGATCCATTTTGATCGTGTCGGGACGCCCGCCGAGACGCTGCCAATTGGCATCGTCGTAGTCGGCGCCAATCCCATTGTTCCGGCGTTGGCTGTCAATCATGCTTTGCGCATAGATAGATTGCCGTTCGGGGTGTTTTTTGGCCGCTTCGGCATTGGTGCTGGTGGGGTAGGCGTAAGTGGTCATGCCGCTTTCGGTATCTCCGGCGACAAAAGCGCCGTCCGAAAGCAATTTGAAAATGATGGTCATGGCGTTCTCCGTTCAGGCTCTTTTGTTGGCGGAAATGTAGGCGATGATGGCGTCCCAATCGTCCGAAACGAAATCGCCACTATCTTCGTCAAGACGCGATCCATCTTCATTGCATTTGAAAATGTAAAAGCGCGGCGTGTCCGGCCATTCGCGCTGCTCCATATCGGCATAGTCGATGAAGATCGACAGGAGCAGCGCGGAATTGAAAAAGGCGGGGCAGACGTCGTTATGCCACGACACGTCTTTGAACCCTGCTGGGATGGCGGGAAGCGTGGCAGGATCGAAGTCGGGGAATTCGATGCGATAGTCGGCCATGGCGTTCTCCTTAAAAATTGTAGCAGATGATGTTGCGGCGCTTGCAGACGAGGCGCGCTTCGCGCTTGTCCCAAACCTTGACGATTTCGGCGTTCTGGAACTCGACGCCATTGCAGGGGCGTTCGCAAATGTGCAACTCGGAGAGTTGGCCTTTGCGACCGTAGAAGAAATAGGCGACCATTGGAGCCTCCGGCGTTTCAGTACACGCACATATTACACCTTTTCGGTTCGAGGACAAGCAATAATTGCACATAACGCAACAGGTTGAAAATTGGCGCAAATCAGGTTTAAATAGGGCTTCGGGGTCACACGCCTTTCGCAACCAGAGCTTGGGCAAAGTGGGTAACGGCTGTGGGGGCCGCCCTGATTTAACGCTGGAGCCAATCGCGCATGAGCATCGAACCGACCGTAGGCAGAATTGTCCTCTATCATCCCACCCACGCCGATCCTGGCGGCCGCAGCGATCAGGCTGTGCCCGCGATCATTTCGCGCGTGAACTTAGCAACCATCGATCTGACGATCTTCGCGCCGCTCGGCATTTTCCAAAAGCAGGGAGTCGTGCTGAACCAGCAGGACGATGACGCCTCGCCGGTCGAACTCGGCCAAGCCCACTGGATGGAATATCAGCGCGGGCAGGCGGCAAAGCACGACGCCCCGGCGGCGCCGGCGCGGCATGAAGATGCGATTTTCGGCGGCAAGCTGAACCAGGACGAACGGGCCATTCACCCGAACGACGCCAATTCGCAGGGGCAGATCGAGCAGGCCTAGGCAAAGTGGGTAACGGCTGTGGGGGCCGCTCACGCGGAATAACGGGAGCTGTTGGAGAGCCAGCCGCGATTCGCGGGAGGGTGAAATTCCCTTCGATCCCGACCAAACCAGCGCCGTTTTGCAAACGCAACACGGCGCTTTTTTGCTGCCGCCGTGCTATAGTTTCAATGCCCTCCTTGGGCGTTTCCTCCCTAGACTTACCGCCCGGCTCAACAGTCGGGCGGTCCTTTCGGAGTTAAATCGTGCCTGACCAGCCGAGGAAATACGAACCGCATTTTCCGCCGCGAGAACCGACTGAAATCACGCGCGCACATGCCGTTTTCACAGAGCGTTACCGCGATCTGGTGGCGTCGAAGCGTGGATATTTCGAGGGCGACATATCATTTGGCGATCTGTGCGCCAACTACGACGCGGCGAAAAACAGCTTTGACACTTGGATGGATCAAATCCATCGCCACCGAGCTGCGCAGGATCGCGCGCCTTTCGACTGCATCGACCCATGAGCGACGTTTACATTTGTCTCGGCGACATGATCGGGCCAGGCTGCGGCGCAATCCTGACAGACGTGGAACGCCACTATTACGGCCACGCCTGTTCCAAGTGCGTGATGGAAAGCTACAAACGCCTGACGAGGTGGCGCAGCCAAGGCGCGCCAGATCCGGAGCTTGACGCGTTGTTCGCTGGACCGAAGGAAACCCTGCAATGATGCTCTCCCGATGCGCCTATTGCGCCCTGCCAGTCCGAATCCATTTCGCATGGTGCAAGGGAAGCGGCATTTTCGGACCTATGCCGGAAGCCTCCTTGCGCCCCGGCGCAATCGTGTTCGAGGCGTCCGAAATGCGATGGCTCAAGCCTCGCCCGGCGCTGCCAAAGCCGAGGAAAGCGTGACGCCTTCCCCCAAAGCCAAGCCTGTGAGACAATGCCGTGCGACGCCTCGCACAAATCACGCATCATCATCATGGCTGGACAAGACAAACAAATCGACTGGCAGAGAGTGGAAGCCGACTATCGAGCCGGCCAACTCTCAAACGTCGAAATAGGCAAAAAGCACGGCATGTCCGAAGCTCTAGTCCGCAAACGGGCTAAAATGCTCGGATGGACAAAAGACCTGACATCGAAAGTCCGCGAAGCTGTGCGAGCCGGATTGGTGCGAGACGGGACGAACAGCACGTCGGACGAGGAAATCGTCCAAGAAGCAGGCAAAATCGGCGCGGAAGTCGTCAAAAGCCACCGAAAGGATATCGCCAAGGCCCGCGATATCGTTGACCGCCTCATGCGGGAATTGCTCGATATTTCCAATCACCGCCTCACGATCGAGGACATCATTTATTCCGACTGCAAGAGCGACAAGTCGCCAAAGCGCAGGGAGGCCATGCTCCGCGCGGTTTCCCTCAATGCCCGAACCGTCGTCATCAAAGACCTGTCGACGGCGCTCAAGACGCTGACCGAGCTGGAGCGCAAGGCGTTCAGCCTCGATTCCGAGGCCGACACGAACAAGGGGCTTTCCCTGTTCGATTTGGTGATGGCGAGTTACGGCAAGGGCGCGCCTGGCGCAAAATAAGTTTCGCAACGCCCCTATCGAAACTGCCATAATTGCGTCAATATCCTGCCAATGACAAAACTCTGCCAAATATGCGGTTCTGATCTTGCCCTCGTAGGCAGGATGCACCGCTGCGTGGATCGAAGGGACCGGGCCGATGAAAGAACCGCCGCTGTCGGAATTCCTGCGGCTGTTATGCCACCAGCCAGTCCCCCAATGGCAGATGGAAATCATCAACCAGATGTTGGGCAACCCTCCGACCAGCCCCGGCGCCAAAATCGCCGAGGCAGGCCGCGAATTGGAGAGGAAGCTTCAACCCTCGCCGCCACCAAGCCATGGCTCGCCGAAGGCGTGAGCGAGCGCACATGGTATCGGCGCCGATCTGAATTGAAACGCCAGAAGGACCAGACGCCATGATTGAGACGCCGGAACTAATTGACGATGAAGGCCCGATGTTGGCCGAGGAAGCTTGGGACGCTCTCTCGGAGGCTGAGCAGATAATGGAGGCCGTCAAGTTGAGTTTCATCGGATCGGCCACCAAGCACACAACCGCCGATGTGATCGCTGTGACGCGCCTCGTTCTGGAGCGCGCGCCGCATTTCAAGGTGCTGAATGACGATCGCCAACTGAAAAAGGATCATTGACCATGGCATCCCTGAAAGACCTCGCCGAAAGCCGCGCCGCCGTCCTGAACTTCGATCCTCGCAAGCTCCGCGTGAAGCCCGGCTTGAACGCCCGCGATCTGGACACGCCGGAAAACGTCGAACATATCGAATGGCTCGCCTCGTCCATCGCGCAGGACGGCGTGAAGAAGCCGCTCGAAATCTTCTTGGACGGAGACGACGTGTTCGTGTCGGACGGCCATTGTCGCCTCGCCGGGACCATGCTGGCGATCGAGCGCGGCGCGGATATCAGGACTGTGCCCTGCATCCCCGAATCGCGCGGGACGAACGATATCGACCGCATCCTGAACCAGAATATCTCGAACTCCGGCAAGCGCCTCACGCCGCTGGAGGAGGGCCACAATATCAAGCGCGCTGTCGCGCTCGGCGCCACGATCAAGGAAGTCGCGGCAAAGCTCGGAAAGTCCGAAACCTACGTGGCGCAGTCGCTTGATTTCCAAGCCGCGCCTGCCGAAGTCCATGAACTGGTGCGCAAGGGCGAGGTTTCCGCGACCCTGGCGGCGAAAACGATCCGCCGCGAAGGCCCTGCCGGCGCGGAGACGATCAAGAAGGCCGTCGCCAACGCCAAGGCGGCGGGGAAAGACCGCGCGACCGAAAAGCACGTCGAGGCGCAGGCCGAGGCCGATTACAACGAGCGCACGAACCCGGTCGATGACATGAAAATCCGAGACAAGGGCGATGCACTCGGCGTCACCATTGGTCGGACGGAATACACCATGTCCAAGAGTCAATGGCTTCGATTGTGCGACCGGATCGAACAGGCGATTAATCCGCAACAAAATGACGAGGCGGCGGAATGACCACCACACCCCCGAAAGGTGCGATTGCCGTAGGCGAGGCGCATCGCCCGCCGCGCGATTGTTTTACAACGATGGACGGAACTTATCACGCGCCAACACATTGGCATCCGCTCCCCACACCTCCCAAACAACAGGAGCCGAAATGAGCGATTCGAGAATTGCGTTTGGCGTAAATTGCACATGGTGGGGAAGTATTACCGATGTTGGCAAGAGAGATGGCCTCCCATGCTGCCCTTCTTGCCGCAACATGCTTTTTGAAATGCCCGACGAGGCAACATGGTGGAAAGGCGTTGACGCCTACGAGGCCAAAGGAAACCCCGGCTACCGCAAGATGATCGAATGGTCGCGCAAACGGTGTTTCCCGTCGCGTGGTGAGCTTATGGCTGCATGGGAGAAAACCAATGGTTGAGCAGACCGATGCGGAATTTCTCGCTGATATTGCGGCGAAAGCGGAGCAGGCGACGGCTGATATTGAGGAAAATTGGTCAATCAGCCCTGCGCTTTCAAATCTTATGGGCGAAGCGGCCATCGTCATTCCTCGGCTTATCGCAATGGTGGAGGAACGGGAGCGCGAGCGGGATGAATCCATAGCGGAGATTGTAAAACAGCGAGATCGCGCCAACCGGCAGTATGATTTTGCTAACGAAGCCCGCCAAGAGACGTTGAAAGTTGCGCGCGAGCGGGATGAAGCATTACGCGAGGTGGATGCCGAGAAGAAGCGCGCCGACGATTCTGACGCAGCCTTGGCGATGGCAAACTCGCTTTATGCGGAGCGCCCTAACGCGCCGACATGGGATGAAATCGGGGCGCTCCAAAACCGCGCGGAAAAAGCCGAGGCGAACTTCACCTATCTGCAATCGGAAATTTTAGCCTCATTCAGCGATGGAAAACGGGATATAGCCCGGTTCAACGCGCTGCTAGGTAGTCTCCGCGCGTGGAAATCTCCGATCACGAAAGCCGAGGCCGAGCGTAACACCTGTATTAAGGAAGTCGCGCGCATTGGGGTCGATCTTGGTAGATCGCAGGCGAAGCATGATGCAGCGTTGCGCGAGATGGAGAGGCTGCGGGCGGCGCTGGAAACGATCCGCGACCAGACCACCGGCTACCCGCATTGCATCGCTTCCAATGCTCTCGGAAACTCTCCGGAATTTCCGGATAGTTCGCCCGTAGAGACGCTTTATTGCGAGGCCCGCGCTTTCACCAAGGAGGGGGAATGATGAGCCACGCCAATATCACCGTTCGCGACGAATTAGACCGCTTCGACCGCCTATGGCTCGACATGGAAAAACTCAAGGTCGAGTTGAAGTTTGTCGAAAGACAGCGCGACGAAGCGGAAAAAAACCTGAAATCGATCTTCGACCGCATCGAAACCGGGGAACCTGTCTATCTGCAATATAATGATGGGCGCACGGTCTACATTGAGGCTGCGAAGGAGCGCGAGACGAAATGACCCGCCCCCTTGTCTACACCCCCGAGGAAGCAACCCCTATCCGCTTGCGACTGTCCCGCGTCAAGGGTTTCGACCTTCAAGCCCATTCGCGCGCCGTCAACGGCTTGCCAGCGGTCAATTGCGCACGTCCGACGCGGTTCGGAAATCCTTTCACGATCAAAGGATGCCGCGAGGCCGGATACCTTGGAAGCGATCTTGAAATCGCCGCGCGATGCATTGAAGCCTTCCGCACCTGGATCGATACGCGCCATTGGCGGGAGAATTGGGCTGGAGCGGAATCGGAACATGCGCGTGCAGCCATGCACGCCGGCCTTCCGACCCTTCGCGGCAAAAACCTCGCCTGCTGGTGCGCGCTCGATGCGGCTTGTCACTGCGACGTGTTGATGGACATCGCCAAGAAAGGCCACCCCATGACCGACCCCGCACCGATAGGCCCGCCGATGACGATGGAGGGAAGATAGATGGGCAAGATAGGTGACCGCATCGACGCTGTTCGCAAAGCAAATTTCCGTCTCGGAAACGCGCCAATCGAACAGCAATATGCTGCCTTCATGAACGATCTGGCGAAAACGCTCGATCAGACGTTCAATGGCGACAAGAAGGGCGATGACCGCGATACTGGTTTCATCCTCCTGCAATTCCCCCTGCATGGTCACAAGGGGCGATGCAACTACATATCGAACGCCGAGCGCAGCGATGTGATAGTCTTACTCAAGGAGCAATTGGCCTATTTCGAGGGCCAGGCGGAGAAAGTTGGAAGTGGCTGATATCGCAAAGGCGGCCGAAATCCTCCAGATTGGAGGATCGGCTGTCGAGAAATGGCGCAATGACCCTGTTCAAATGGTCCGCGACTTGTTCGATGTCGAGCCGGACGCATGGCAGGCCGACGCCCTGCGGAATTATCCAACCAGCAAGCGCATGGTGATGAAAGCCTGCACCGGGCCGGGAAAATCCGCCGTCCTTGCGTGGATCGGCTGGAATTTTCTGCTTACTCGACCAAATCCGGCTGTCGGCGCCACGTCGATATCGAAAGACAACCTGAAAGCCAATCTTTGGACGGAGCTTGCCCGATGGCGCTCCAAATCCACTTTGCTCCAGCAATTGTTCGAACAAACCAAGGAAACGATCTTCCTCCGAGAACGCCCGGCAACATGGAAGCTGGAAGCCCGCACATGGGCCAAGGACGCCGACGCTACACAGATCGGCAATGCCCTGCGCGGCCTCCATGCTGAATATGTCATGTGGCTCTTGGACGAGACTGGCGACTATCCTGATTCTATCCTGCCGATCACCGAAGCCATTTTCTCCGGAAGCCCGGTCGAGGCGCATATCATTCAGGCCGGAAATCCCGTCAAGCGCGCCGGGCCGCTCTATCTCGCCTGTACTGGAGCGCGAAAACTCTGGTACGTGGTCGAGATTACCGCAGATCCGGATGACCCAAACCGAACGCCCCGCGTCTCCGTCGAACATGCGCAGGAACAGATTGATTTGTGGGGCCGCGACAACCCCTATGTGATGGTTTCCATCCTTGGCCGGTTTCCGCCGACATCGTTCAATGCCCTGATTGGCGAGGATGAAGTCCGCGAGTCCATGAAACGCTATTATCGCGCTCATGAAATCGGCCAGGCTCCGAAAATCCTTGGCGTCGATGTGGCACGGTTCGGGGACGATGCTTCCTCGATCGCGCCGAGGCAGGGCATCCAGATGATGCCTCTGCACAAGTTCCGGAACGTGGATTCGACGCAGGGCGCAGGCCATACGGCGAGGATTTGGGATGAATGGGGCGCGGATGCCTGCTTCCTCGATGCGACCGGCGGTTATGGCTCCGGATGGGAGGACCAGCTCCGCCTGCTCGGCAAAACGCCTGTAGGCATCAACTTTTCACAGGAAGCCTCGAACAAGGCGCGATATTTCAACAAGCGCGCCGAAATGGCTTTTGAATTCGTCAACTGGATCAAGCGCGGCGGCGCTCTGCCTTTTTCCAAGGAACTGCTCGATGCGCTGACGATGACAACCTATTCGTTCCATAAGGACAAGCTCCTGCTCGAACCGAAGGAAATCGTCAAAAAGAATATCGGCTGTTCTCCCGACGAATTCGATTCCTGCATCCTGACATTCGCGCACCCGGTCGCGGCAAAGAGCATTATTCGCCAAGCTCCGCGCCGCGAGGAAGATTACAATCCATTCCGCGAGAACGAGCGGTTCACCCCCTACTCATAAGGATATGACATGGACGACGACCGGAAATTGTCAGGAGTGGCTTACATAGGTGAATGTCTCCAATATGCGTTTCCATTCAAATATCGGCTTGCCTCTTTGATTTCGTATGGCGCGTCTGTTATTTTAGGCGCGCTCGCCGGCATCGCACTCATTTGAGGAACCCACCATGGGTTTTATGCACCAATCGCCGCCGTTGCCTCCGCCTCCGCCTCCAAATCCCCCG